AGTAGTGATAGTGTTCCCTCCGGTTTTATGCAAGTATGAAGTAAAGGTTTATTAATACTTAAATTATTTTCACAGAAATTTTCTGCTACGGCGTGAATAAATCTATTTAAAAAATTTAGTATCTTTTCTTCAGCCTCAATAGATACGTTGTGCATTGCAACAAAATCTTGCCACCCAGTTAGGCTTACACCAATGATTATCTCTCTGTCTTTGTTCCACTTTTTGAAATTTTTTGTTATGTGCAAATGCGAAGGATTATCGGTTTCCAAAGCAGGGAGAGTCATTCTAATAGCCGATTTCACGATTTCTGAAATTTGAAAAATAGCCATGTGTGTTTTTCTACATGGATGAGCATTTTCGAGTTTACCCTGACAAGATTTGGAAAATCGAAAAAGCCTAGATGGTTCTTTTTCACATTCGGAAATAATTTCCATGAGTGCTTCAAAATCAAACTGAGTAGCGTCCATAGTAACTAAATTACAAAGCTCTCGGTTGCGCAATAAAATTTCTCCGCAGTTATGAACCAAAAAACCATTAACAAATCCCCAATGAGTTTTAGGTTCAGTAAAATCATAAACTTTTTCTACTCTTTCATTCTTATATAATTTAATCCTCTGAACTTTTTGAGCACGAAGATTTATAAAATTTCTTGACATAGTTTCTAATTGCTTTTTTATAAACCCTATATTTTCAAAAAATAATCTTTGAGGTTTGCAGTTCTTTATATAAACAGTAAAACATTCCTGATTAAAAAATTTCGTTGTTAATCCTGAATGTTTTAGTATGGACTTCCATCTGGTATCTGACACTTCTGCTTTAATACCAAAATCTTCCTGCAAAGTTTTTTGAATTTCTTCTGCTAATTTCCCTGAATAAAATTGAATAACAATATCTCCATGCTTGTAAATATATGTTGAGGGAGCACAAATACCTCTAAGGAAACTTGCTTTCTGCTGTTTTGTATAGGAATAATATTCTTCAGGTAAAGACCTATACTTTATTGGGATTGCTGAAATATCTACAGGTTTTACGTCTATAACATTATTTATTTTAGACTTATTATCTAATAATTTCGGGAAAAAATATGAAAGTAAGGAATTATTAGGGAAGAATTTTGGTTGCCAAAAAGAAACTTTCTCTTCTCCGTTTACCGTTTCTCTAAGTGCCCCGATGTATAAGTAACCTTTCTTCTCATAATCGAAAAGAATATCACTCGGAGGTTGAAGATTATATTTTAATTGTCTGCCTTTTAGATTTCTTGCTTGAAGAGTTTTTCCATCTTGCGTTTTAAATTTATGGTCAGGTGTGCATCTTATTCTTGTTCCATCAGATATATAAAGACCTATTACTTGTTTTTTTCCCGAACAAAATACTTTTGCTTTAGAGTATTCATTATTACCATTTAATATTTCTACTTCCTGACCTTCTAATTCCGCAAAAGTTTTATAACCATCTTTGGTTAGAAGTTTCATATCACCAGTGAAACAGGGATTAGTTAAAGCAAAATCTTTTCTACGATTTTTTGCCGCTTTATAGTTAATAAATCCCGGTTCACCAGAATATCGAATTCTAGCCAAATGATGATGAAGTTGTTCTCTTGTTGGCTTTCTTTTATATAATACAGAGTTATTACTTATACGGCGATGTATTAATTCTTTATTCTCTGTAAATTCGGCTGTGTCTTTATTATAAGTATATAGGTTTTGCTTGGCGTTTAAAATATCATTATCTTCTGCATCAAATACTGCCATTTCAGAAGTTCTTCTTATTCCTCCGAAAGTTACATTTTCTCCTATTATATTTGCTATATCTAAACAATCTAATGTGGATAACTTTCTCTGTGAAGAAATCTGTTGGTTAAATGTGAGGAGCTTATGAATTTTTTCAAACATTTTTCTTAGACTTTCGTGTCCAGATGCAGTTCCCCCGAATGTTTTTAATCTTTCTCCTTTTCCTCTTATGTTATCAAAATTTAATAGAATTTTTTCTACCTGTCTATACTTCTTTTTGAAAGGTTTAAAAAGATTTAAGAATAATACCAGAGCTTTTACCCAACCATCTTTACTATCCCCGATGGTTATTTTCGCAATTTTTCCGTCAATTATTTTCATTGTAGTTTCGTCTTTTCTATACTCAGGGAACAATGGAAAATACTCATTACAGATAAGCATAATGTCTGTTCTAATCTCAGGTATCTTTTTTACATCAGACTTTAAAATTCTAAATCCTACACCTGCACCTATGAGAAGAAAATAGAAAAGTTCTCCAAAACACTCTAAATTATCTATAACAAGACCACAACAATTGAAATTACTACTCACATAACGCTCTACTGCTTTTGTCAGTCCTACCCAATAAGTTCTACCGGAAAGGAATATCTTTCTTTCCAAAGCATATTGATAAAGTTCTTGTGCGTCTTTCTGAAGTATATCTATTAGGCTTTGTCTATATAAAGTTTTTACATCAAAATCTGTTAAAATGGCTGTATTAAATCTATCTTTTAATGCTTTTTCTCCCATTTCTCTGTTATATTTGCTCATTAAATGATTATATTCCAGAGAAATATTATATTCTACTGCTCTTCTTACGGTTTCGTGCCAATTTTCCCTTCTTTGTTTTTCATCATCCCATCGGGAATAAGTTCTATAATAAACAAATTTCCCTAATTCATTGGGAAAATCTTTAGTCTTGTCTGTTGTTTCTATAAATTCATTAGTTAAAAATTGATAATTATACATAACTACCTCCAAAAAATAATAGTGACCTTAACTAAATTAAAGTCACCGATTTATAAATTATTTAAGTTCTATGAAAAATTCCCCTCATTACACTATCCCTTTAATCAATTAAATATGCTGCTTCTTTTTCTTCTTTACATTTATTACTTTCCAACATTGTATAATACAACGCATCTACTTTTATTGTGTTCCCAAACGTAACGAAATGGGGTTTCCTGCCATTAGAATATTCTTTATCTACTATTTCACCTAGAATGGGAAGCTCACGTTTTAGATGCCCTACCATTCTTTCTACAGCGTCTTTAAGTTCAGGGTGTGCTTTACTGTGTTTTCCCCGAACTTTATAAATATGCCTGAAATCTATAAAATTAATTGAAAAGATACAATTACTATCTACAGATAAAGGATAATTCCCTCTTAAAACATCTTTATCTTCCTCATATCCAGCTTTAACATACCCGAAAGGTCGGAGAATATATTCTTCTCCTTTGTATTTTAAAACTGGAGGAATAAGACCTTCTGCCTGTAAATATTCTGTGGGATTAAGAATTTTATCCTTATACCATTCACTTTTTTCTGTTCCATTATATTCGGCTAAACGTGTTGAACTTCTTACAATACGATTATTCATTCTCATTGAGTGGCTATCTAAATCTGCAAGTCCACCATAATGTAAACCTTCTATAGTAAAGGTCAGGTCAATAAACCTGAGAAGAGTTTCATGCTCATGAATAATTCCATATTTTAAAAGCTTATTCAACCAGTCTATATACTCTGTTTTTTCCTGCTGATAATCTTTAGAATTAAATATTTCTGTATTTAAAAGTCCATTACTTCTAGTAAAATGACTAACTAAATACTGAATATACTTACCTTTACTTTCTGTGTAAGTTCTTTTTGACATCATCAGGGAAATTATTGCATTTTCTATTCCCCTGATGCTCATTAACGAAACATTCATTCTTTCCCCTCCATGATTAATTCCTTTTTTAAATGCTCTGGAAAAGCAAATTCGCTTACTCTTAAAGAAGGTTGTTCGTGCTCAATAATCTCTATTGTATTAATATCAATTATTAAGTTCTTTAACGCATCTAATGAGTTCATAATTGCATTATCTATTGCATGTCTATATCTGCAATTATCATTTTGTATTGAGGAAGAGAGAAGAGTTAATTCCTGTTTTATTATTAATCCTAAAGAAGTTACTGTTTTAAATATCTTCTCCCTATCATTGGCATCTAACATATACTTACCTCCCTAAATTATGTTATCTAAATCTTCTAAGGTTATTACTTTCATTCCTTCTATTCTCAGGCAATTTTCATTCGCAAAAATTTTTTCTTTTTTATTATCTGACTCCTTAAACTTATTTAAGGCAAACCCCCATAACTCTTTTGCGTCAGGACTTTCATTAACATCAAACCACTGGTCATTACAAAGAATTTCTACCTTTGACATTTTTTCCTCCTGAATTACACAGGAATTAAACGCAAAGAACAAACAATAATTGTAAATTCCTCTTTACCAAACTCCTGTAATAAGTTTTTTACATCATACCCAAATACAATTTTTATATCTTTTGCATACTGAGATATAATGCCACGAGCAACTATAATACCATAAACAGTATTTGCTATAGCGTCTTTTCCTGCTGCTTGAACAACTAATGTTTCCTGCTCCCTTAAAGTAAGAGCTATAGCGTGACCAAGATTTTTCGGGGAAGTCTTGCCACTCACTTTAAAAATTTGAACTTTGTTTTCTTCTGTTATTTCTACAGAAGCAAGACTCTCTGTTTCCATTACTCTTCCTCCTTTAGTTCTCGAATTTCATGTCCCCGATAAGAATAAAAAATCCAGAGTTCCTTCTTTGTATTTTCTGGAACACCTAAATTTTTTGCTAATTTACAATTTTTGTCTTCTGTGTATTTATCTTTTTCTGTAAATTTCACTTGAATTAATCTTACCTCACATGAATTAATTGCTATTACATCAAACAATCCCTTTGACCCGGCAGAACGAAAACAAGTATAACCCTCATTTTCTAAAGTCTTTCTCACTTTATATTCTGCTCGTTTACCCTGTTCATACTTTTTATTTGCCATAATACCCCTATAATAACATACAATTTTTAGTGATTAAAGATTTTTTGCAAAAATTCTATAATTTATTCTCGATTTTCATTAAAACCTCTTCGGGTCAATTCTCTGGATAAAACTTTATAACTTTGCATATACCCGAATAATAGGGCATCAGTTAATAAAAAAGTGGACTCTGCTATATCACAGTCTCTTTTAAGTTTAGTTAAAACTGTATTTGCTTCTAACAATAACTTAATTTCAGTATCTTTTTTATTTTCGGATTTTAAATTAACATGAGCACAAGATTTTTTCCACATATAAGCATTATGCTTTGCTGTGCGTTCTATATCTAATTTCGAGGACTCAAATTTTGCAAAACTAATTAAACTTGAATAATAGCTCATATAGGCAACTAACATATTATCAGGAAGTTCCGACAGGTCAAAAGGAAGATGCTCTGGTGCATTTGCATTTTGTGGCATCATGGGAGTCGGAAACTTCTTACTTACAATATAGTCCATTCCTTTCTGTAACGTATGAGTTATTTGTTCCTCAAAAATAGGTGCTGTAGCAATTCTATTCTCCATCACATTTCTCCTTCCTCAAATAAATAATTCTGCATTTTTTAAACAATTTAAATTACAGTAGTATAATTTACACTCTGCTTCATTTCGGCAAATTCTTTTTGGTAATTCTCCAGTGGTTAGATATTTCTTACACTCTAAGAGTTTTGGGAATAAGGTTTTCTTCATATAACCGTCAACATCAGAGTCATAAGGAACAAAAAATTCTTTATGCGTAGAATTATCTTTATTTAAATAGAGAACTACCATACCTTTAAAAGGCATTTCATGGTATTGGATATTCTCTTCCAGCATATTCATAATTAACTGCGTATCTTCTCCAAATTCTCCTTTTCCTGACTTTAATACCTCTCTTTCTCCATAAAGTAATCGTAAATTATCTATTCTATCCTGCTCTAAACACCACATATAGATAGATGCCTGATTTCTGTGTCCTCCCATAGACTCTTTCAACCCGGAGTAAGTTCTACTATTAGAAGTTTTAAATTCAAAAACGTATTTTCTATTCATTTCTGGAGGAATAAGTATTCCATCGGTTCTTCCATGAATATTCCATTCCTCATTATCAATTCGAGGTTCAATGTATTCCCAATCATTTTCACCACAGGAACAACATTTAGTCATATAACCAAGAAACCCTTTTATTAAGGTATTACATATTTGACACCTATATTTTCCCCAAAGCAATCCTGTCTGACTCAAATATTTTTGCATCATAGCATGTAGATAATGTCCTATGTCAAAAGTTATTCGTAACGTCATAGGAATACGTTTTTCCACAAGATGTTCATACTTGTGTGTTATACACCAAGCTCTCGGACAAAAATGGTCTTTTGATATTTCTGAAGGGTGAAATACTCCTTTAGCTCTCCCATCATCTTCGTAATTTAATTTCTCTGTGTATTCAGCTAAATAAGGAAGAATACTAAAAGGTTCAACTTTATTTCGTATCTTTGCTAAACTCTCAGAAGACCTCATTGAACCACGTTCTTTTAATAAATCTGATAATCCCATTTGATAACCTCCTAAATAAATCTAGTATCTAAACACTCTGTTTTAATTGGTGTAAGAGATGAATTTACACCTTTTATGTGAGTTAAACTGTGTCCTACATTAGGCAAATTTTGACACACAAAAAGAACTTCTTTTCCTAAACTTCTATTAATACACATGAGTTCCATCACTCTTGCTGCTCTTGCCCTTTCACTCATTCTTAAAAGAAATTCATAAGCAGATATGTTATAATAAGAAGCAGCAAAATCTTTCTTTGTATTAAGAAAAATCTTATGTCGAGTATCAAACAAAAATCCATTTTCACTTTGCCGTCTTTGTCGAGCAATGAATGTTTCTGCTTTCATATCTTTTAATCTTCTTAATTTTTGGTTATAATCTTCTACTAAAGAGAAAAAAGACCCAAGAAATTCACATAAATCAATTGCAAAAGCAGTTAACCTATTTTTTGCTTTTTTCTGCCCTGCTAAAGAAGATTGAGTAAAAGAAATAGTTCCAAGAGGTTTACTATTCGTAACACTATAATCTAATAACAACTTCCCACAACAAGTTTCACTAAAACTAATAGTAAATCCCGGATACTCAAAAGTATTTGATGGACTGGGATAAACAAAATTTAAATATAAAATATCATAGTCAAAATAATATTCCCATACCTTAAAAGTTAATCCATTCTTAGAAAATTGAGAAAGATAAAGATGTAATAGTTTTAATATTTCCTCATAAAATATTCTGTGCTTTTTGTGCTCGGAAGAAAAAACATTTCTTATTATTGGATAAGTTTCATCAGGATAAATTTTTGTCTTTAAAAATAAATCCCTGTCACTCATTCTAAGATAACCATTTAGAGTTTCTTCAAATAGTTTAAATTCTCGTTTACCAATCATTTTATTTAAAGAACCTCTCGGTGCTTTAATTAAATCACATAACATTTTGTAGGAACTAAATTTTAATTTATACTGTTCCTCTGTAGTTACATCAATAAGAAAAATCTCTTTCGTTTTTTCATTAAGAGAAGAAACAAAATCTTTTGATGCTATTATATAATCAGTGCAAAGTAATCTCTGGTCTTCTGCTTCTTGCAAAAGTTTTTCAATAATAGTTATGGCAAATACATTCTCTTTAAAAGACACTATTTTAGGCACAGCAGAACAATAACCTAAGTATTCGTCCATAAACTGTTCATCACCAAGTTTAAAATTTCTCCACGCTTCTCTGGTTAATCCCATACAATCCTCCTAACTAAAAAGGGGAAGATTAATCTTCCCCCTCTTGTTTTATATTAATTATGATACATAAACTTTTTCCAGCAGTTCCCCTGCATACTCTTCTAATTCTAACTGTCTGTCTATTTCATGTGTCTGTGCATACTCAGTAATAGTATTAACGAAACCCCATACTGTTTGAGGGTATTTGTCTTGAAAATTGGTGAAATCTTTTACTACTCTATCACCAATATTCATTTCCTGTCTAAACCGTAAAAAATACTTTTCATAGTCCGAGTCCGATAATTTTGTTTCTTTAGCAATTAAAATTTTTGGTTTAAATTGGTCTATATACCCCTGAAACTCGTTAAGGAAATAGACAAACTTCTCAATCATATTATCAGCATTACCTATATGCCTTTTCATCATACTGGCAATTGCCCTTTTCCCAAAAAGAAGTCCATTAGAACAAGCAGAACGATAAAGGAAATAACGACAACCTAAACTTCTTTGCCCTACGTCACTATTTATAACCTGAAATCCATAGTGAAGGTCTTCCCCATCAACATTTATTCTATCTTTTCCTACTATACGTGTAACGAGTCTTTCAGCATCATAATACTTACTGAGAACTGCATAATTCCCTTTGTCTTTTAAGTTATCCTGCACCATCTTTAAAACAGTATGACTATCACAAATGGTATATCTATCACTTAGTAAACCCCTGACCCGATTATTTAATCTACGAATTAAAACTTTTTTATTCACATCTACAAGGTCTCTCCACTGTTGAAGATTATTTTCTGCAAGTTTTATAAAATTATGACCTATACAAGACTTAATATATTCAGCAGGAACACCTAATAACTGGCAATACTGTTGTAATGACCAGTTTGTTAATTGTGAATTAAGAACACTATCCTCTGTCTTTAACATTAATTTATTAATATTATGATTATACACAGGATAAAGATTTACTAAATTTTCATAGGTATCTGTTCCATATGTTTCAATGTCCTTTGCTGTGTCTAAAAGATACTGAAAATTCTGTATTTCTCCATCATCTTTTACCCCAAGATTAGAAAAGCTGAATTTTTCAAGCTTTCTGTCCTTGATTTCAAACACTGTGTTCGTATCAATTACCATATTATCCTTATTACTCATCTTATTTACCCCTCTCAAAATATTGTATTTTTAACTTACTTACATAATACAATAGATTTTTTGAATTGTCAAGAGTGAAAAAAATGCTTTTTTATTCTTAATTTTGCTTTAACATAAATAGTTTCGTCTTTTTCCGAACCTAACCATCGTCTTTTTGTGTTCATTGCTGCAATAGCTGTTGTTCCTGACCCCATAGTTGGGTCAAAAACTATATCACCCTTTAAAGTAAAAGATTTAATCAAATATTCAAATAATTTAACAGGTTTTTGTGTTGCATGAAAAGTATTACCCTCAGAAGCAAATTTAAGAATAGTTGTAGGGTAATTCGTAAACCTGCTGGTATAATTTACAGTTCTTTCAGTCCTACCGGGTCTGTGGTCGCTAGTATCTCCTCCGTCAGTTCGTTTTATACTCTGCTCATATAAAATAAGACCCTGTGGGTAATACTTTATCTTATTTTTGGCATTACTGCTGCAACCCCCTTTGGAAAACACTAAAATATCCTCATGTTTATTAAGAAATTTTCCATTACACTGAGCAAAATCTGTTACTTTTGTCTTTTCCCATACAGCAGAATATTTAAATAATTTTTTATTACTCACAACAAGGTCTGAAGTAAAAGGTTGAACTCCTGTTAATACTATTACTCCATTATCTTTTATAATACGTTCTACTTCTACCCAAAATTTATCTAAGGGAATATCACTCTCCCAAAAACATTCCGTCAAAGAATATGGGAGGTCTCCTATGATACAATCTATGTATTTATCAGGAATTAAAGACATTAAGTCAAAACAATCACTATGATAGAGCTTATTTAATTCCAGTTGACCCAAAACCACCAGAACCCCTTTCTGTCGGAGGTAAATTTTCTACTTTCATAAAATCACACTGAACAACTGCTGAAATTACTCCCTGTGCAATTCTATCACCTGCATTAACAGAAAAAGCAGAACTTCCTAAGTTTGTTAAAATAACCTTTAATTCCCCTCTGTAATCACTATCAATAGTGCCCGGAGAATTAAGAACTGTTAACTGATGATTTGCAGCAAGTCCACTTCTCGGTCTAATTTGCATTTCATAACCCTGTGGAATAGCAAAAAATAGTCCTGTGTCTATAACTTTTGTTTCTCCGGGTAATAATGTAATAGACACTATAGACTTTATATCAAATCCTGCTGCTCCATCAGATTGATATTCAGGTATCTCTATTCCCGGAACAAGAGTTTTTACTAAAATTTTAGGACTTTTAATGTCTATTTTTATTGTAGATAAATATTTTCTAACTTCTATTCTAACAGCATCCATTATGCTTTCCATTCCACAACATAATAATTCTCTAACTCCGTTTTCCATTTTTTAACTCCTCCTTTAAATCAAGCATACAAATTTTAGTTTCACCCTTATAACCTCTTTGTAAATAATAAATAGCACAAGGAAACCCAAAAGGAAATCCTGCTTTACTTGCAGGTAAGGCATGAATGGAAACAAAACCCCCATAAGAAAATATAGACCTTAAAGTTCCCATACTTTTAAACATTTTTGCCACCGGAACTAACAGAACAATATTATCTGCAAGATAAAAAGAATGGTCAAGAAACCTATTAAAATCTGAATATGGAGGATTAGTTACAATCCAGTCAACCTTTTTTGTATAGTCATAACAATTTCTCCCATCAACAATTTCACACCACTCAGTATCCTTTGGTAGATAATTTAAAAATACCCCCTCCCCTTTACAAGGTTCTAGCACCTTACCACCTATCGGAAATAGCTCACATATTTGTTTTGCTAACCAATCAGGAGTAAATACCACATCATTAGGATTTATATGAGCATACCTACCTAAGATATAAGGATTATGTTTCTGACCTTTTATACTACCCATTCAAATTTGCCTCCACGTTTTCTATAACCTTTTTTAAATCTGAAAAATCTACATTTAATTTTTGTTCTACAAATTTTAAATTATCCTGATAACAACCATTTCGAGCATCAGGATAATTACATTCTTCTTTCATTCCTCCATAATAAGGACACTTACTACACTTTTTATACCAATCACATTCTAAACAACCCATTATTTATTCCCCCAAGTTATAATTTTATAAATTCGGTCAACTGTATTTTCCAAATTATTTTCATTATTTACTAATGTATAACCTCCTTCTTCTCCAAAAGTTTCATACAAAGCATTAACCTTTTCAAGTAATTCTATATTCTTTTCATTATTATCTCGGAAAGGTCTTGCTAAAAGTCTTTCCTTTACTATTTCCATACTACAAGTAAGTAAAATCCTATGGTCTGGAACTAAGAAATATCTTCCAATAGTTTCACACCAGTCTTTATCAAACCCTTTTGCTACTCCATAAACTATATTACTTAGTCTATACCTATCAAGAAAAAGAAAATCATTCTGCTTTAACAAAAGAGTTAAATTGTCCTGACAAGATAATTTATCCGTTTCAAACAAAAGGTGAATGTAATAAGGGTTGTAACAACCTCCTTTTAGTAACATTGCTTTTAGCTTTTTTCCTTCTGTAGTTTCCGATGGGAATTTAAAACAGAAAGAGTCAAACCCTTCAGCTTTTAATTTTTCTTGTAACTTTTTTATAACCGTAGTTTTACCTGACCCATCTATACCTTCCAAGCAAATTAATTTTCCCATTAAGCACTTATTACCCCCTGCTCTATTAGAGCTTTATAGTTTTCATCAGTTATGTAAATATGAACAGTGTTCCCACATTCGGCATTACAGTTGTAATAATAAAATTCATTCAACAAACGATTAGGATTTCTTTTTTCGGCACACACAGTTGTGTGAAATGCCATTGTTGAATAAGGTGATACTTTATTTGCTGTTATAATAATAGGTGTGTCCAATTCAAGTTTGTGCAATTTATTATATGTTTTTTTATCTATACGTGTTAATCCTAAATACTGTGAAGGGTTCATCATTTTATTACCTCCTAAATAGCAACTACTAAAGAACTATCACGTTTGATTTCTTTAGTAATTACATAAGCACTCTGAATTATTCCTACCATATAGTTCTCCATTACAATATCTGTAACTTCATCAGCGATTTCCTTTTTATTACTTACTGGTCTTTTCAATGGTAAACTTATTACTCCGGGTAAAGTTTCATACCAAGCTTTATTTTCGTTAGTGTTTCTCATTTGAAAATTCCTCCTTCATATTTTCTTACATAATATCATATGTTTTTTGAATTGTCAAGAGTTATTTTCATATAAATATTTTTGCTCTGTTTCTAATAATTGGTATAATCTACTTTGAGGAATAGCTGACCAAGTATAATTAGTAAACTTTTGTCCTCCACAAAATTGAAACTCAAACACAGGTTCTTTCATAACATTCATAGACTCCTCTAATAATTTTTGTAAGTCTTTTAGTTTAACAACAAATTGCTCTTTCTCTGTTATCTTACACTCAATCATCAAACTCTCAGTCTGAATATCCCCTTTAATGCTTTTATTTCCGCTTCCCGGAGTTAAACGAGCATTAAAACCCTTTTGCAGGAGAAGATGCTTTGTTTTCTTCTCCTGCGTTTTACTCATATTTTTCTTCTTTGAGGAGTCTTTAAACAACCATTGAGGTTCAACCACTAACTTTTTTCCTCCTTTTGTTAAAACATCCTCTCGGAATAGACACAAAACCTTTTAAAAAATATTCATCAAGGGTTAAATTATTGTTCTCATACTTACTAAGAGATTGAGCAACTTCCCAATTCATCAGGTAATTACCACATTCTAAAAGTGCTAATGTTCCTAATGCTATACCTGTTAAATTACAAAGTTCCTGCTGTGATAAATTATTTACTTTTCTCAAATCTTTCAAATGCTTTGCTAAATCAGGATACTTAACGACTTTGTTTTTTTGTGGGGGATTTCGGAACACTTAATTTAGATACCTCCTGTGTAGTTAAATGTCCATTTGAAATTTTCTCAAATTCACGTTCATTAAGAAAATACTGGACACCAAAACCAAAATCTTTTAGCAAATCCGTTTCAAGAAATTTAATAAGGTCTGCCATATAAGTTCCAGTAGGAGTTGAAATTACTAAATAAGTGAAATTCTTTGCTATTAATCTATGACAAACCTTACAATCAAGACCCCAAAATGCTGTGCCTGTTCTTCTTGCTTCTGACACAGAAAAACCCTCACTTCGATATAAGTGTTTTTTTGGATTTCTTTTAACATAAAGTATATAATTATTAATTAAAAACCCTATGTATGGAAGAGACCCATTAATCCTTATTCTACTAAGAGGAAACATTACATATCAAGTTCCTTTCGCAAAATTGCTAGTTTAAGCTCTGAAACCTGTTCATCTGAAAGATTTCTAGAGGCATTTACTATTCCCTGCCCTAATTTATGAGTTTGATATGAATACCAAGCACCTGTCTTTTCAATAAAACCATGTGCTACTCCATATTGGAAAATTTGTTCCTGTTCATTATGCGAACCCTTCTTATAATCTATTTCATCCATTGTATAAGAAGTATTAAAAAGTTTAAAACTTCCTCTTTTAAAAGGAGAGAAAGTTTTATTTTTTGTAATTTCAAAATTATGCACTGTGCCAATTATAGATTGTGTAGCATCTATAAATTTATCTTGTTTTGGATTTATAGTGCCATCACTCCCTATCCTTTGGGCAGGTTTCATCTCTATTGTAATTGCAGAAAGATGATGTTGCCCTCTCCCTCCGGGAATTACTAAAGGTGAACCATAACTTATACCAAGTTTTTCCCTAAATTGATTTATCATAATTACATGAGGTTTTTGCATGTAATCTAAACCTAAGTTATTAAATGCTGCGGTAATTGCCCTGCACATTTTATTAAGTAATCGTGCATGAACCCCCATGAACTGGTCTTCTGAAGAAGCTTCAATTTCAACAGAAGGAACTAACGCAGCATTAGAGTCTATAACAAGTAAATCTATTTCTCCAGTTCTTAATAACAGTTCAATAGTATCTACTGCCATTTCCGCAAAATCAGGTTGAACCATATGAACATTATCATTATTAACACCAAGACTTTTAGACCACACAGGGTCATATGTTCCTTCAGCATCTACATAAGCAATTCTCATTGGTTCAGGGTCTTTACACTTACATAAAGTAAGAAGAGAAGAACAATTACGACAATGTTTTTGAAAAGAAGCAACTACTTTATTTGCAACAGTTGTTTTTCCAGAAGACTTTTCTCCGATTATTAAACTTGCTCTACCACGAGGAAATCCCCCTCCTATAGCAATATCTAATGAAAAAATCCCTGAAGAAATTCGTTGCAAAGATAAAGATTTTGCTTCTGTAACTTTCTTAATTGCATGTTGACCAAACTTTTTATTTACTGCACTAATTACTGCTTCAAGGGACATTCTATTCTTATCTTTTTTTTCGTCTTTTTCTTTACTCATAGATTTTTTTGTGCCTCTCCTTTTATTCTGCTCAATTCATTTTCTGCTGTTTTATAACAGAATTTTTGAGCTTGTTCCACTTCTTCTAAATAACAAGGAATATCAACTCCTGTTTCTATTCGTAAAGACTCAAAATTACCGAGATTGAGAGTAAGACCTAAAGAACATCTTACTCGTGCAGGTTCAACTTCAAATTCTCTTACCACAAGCTTTTCATCTCTACTCTTTAAAAGAGTTCCATCTTTATACATCATTGTTACAGTCTTTTCACCGTTTCTTATCATTATGTATTCCTCCTTAATTATGCGTTTAATGTGTATTGAATTTTTATTCCATCTGGATATTTCTCTAACACTTCATCAAGTGTTTTGAAAAATACTTCTTTTCCATTTACTGTTTTATACATATCTCGAAGAAGTAAAACTTCTTTTACAATATCTTCCGAAATATAATAATGTCTGCCTATGTAAGGCATTAATAATTTGCATCTTGTAATAATAAAATTATCAAAATTCTTTAATTTGGTTCTCCAATGAGCAACCGTTGTGCCAATAATAGAAAATAATCTACCGAATTCCTGTAATGTAACTGCTTTTATCATTACAGGCAAACCTTTCCTTATATCATAATCACATTGAGGAAAAACCATTATATTAATCCATACTAAATCTTCAAAATTTGCTCTCTGCTCTGCAAATTTATGTAATTTATCAAGACTCCTCTTTAATTTCTGTTTTTCTTGTGCTCTTTTTGCAGACTCGGCATTTGCTATACGAAATTGCCGTCTTTTTGCCATAATAAGAGCTTTATTCTTCTCATAATACTCTTTGTTATAAGATAAGCGTTGTTCCTGTGCCCTTTGTTGGGCAAAGAACTCTTCTTCATCTGTTAATCTCCTTCTTCCCATAGATTAACTCCTTTCTTTCAGAATTCCTAATTTATATATTTACATTATATCATAAGTTTTATGATAAATCAAGTAGAAAAAATACAACCCATTTTTTTATAATTAACTTTCCTCTTCATTTCCATACTCTTACATAACTTTATAGAGGTGTCAACAAAATCTACAATAACAGGCAATTTCTTATCTTCTACTACTCGGAGTATTCTTCCAACAGATTGAATTATATCCCCTCTTGGAGTTGCTAATATAAGAGTATCTATGTCAGGAATATCCAAACCCTCTGCTGCCATTGAATAAGTTCCAAAAATTACCTGTTTTCTTGCAGAAACATCTAAAACTGTCTGGTCTAGACCCCCTGCATAAAAACCCATAATATCTGTAGGGACATTTAACTTTTTTAACTCTATAACAAGTTTATCATAAAGCATAGCAAGATGTGTTCTTCTACCGCTTAAAATTAAAACTTTTCTTTTCTTTTCTACTGCTTTTAATATTACTTTTATAATCTTATTATTTCTTACCTCAGAATTTACTAAAAAAGTTTCATACTGCACAAATAAAGGTTTAAATCTATTTAGTTTTCCTGTAAATTGTATTTTAGTATCAACTAAATTTACTGTTGCCTTATAACCTAACAATTCCCCTTTTACAGAAATTTTTCCTATATGCTGAAAAAATACTTCTTCTAACCCATCTTTCCTGTTCATAGTGGCAGTTACACCAAGTCTATAACGAGCAGGAAATCTCCAAATAACTGTTCTAAAACACATTACTACCGTCTCTTTCGAGATATTTACTACGGATTAGACTATCTCTTCACCTTCAGCTTTTACCTGTTCAGGTGGGGGGCACTTCGTAACAAGGAATTTCACCTTGAAACTACTTCCCTTCGGAATAGTCGTTACACCTTCTAAAAATTTCTTTTTAGCTTGGCACGGTATTAGCATATCTATTAAAACTTAGCTTTTCACCGTTAGCAGTATTACTACCACACCCTGTAATTACAGGTTCACCCCCATTTAATTCGTTTATTTCTAAACGAAACTCCTGTTTATTCATGTCTTTTAATCCTATTAGTCTAACAAATTTCCAACCTTTATGATGTTTTAATTTTCCAGCAAACACATCACTTACACCGGAACGTGTCAAACGAACTTCACTATTACTAAATTTAGCACAAAATTCTTTAATATTATAACAAATATACTCTTCCCCTAAAGGAGAAATAGCTTTAAATTTTATACGGTCTCTTAAATATTGACTATTCTCTTGTGATGTTAACCAACAACAAGTTTCTTTAGAATATACTTTTTGATTAATATAAATACCACGTTGCTTTTTATCTTTATCTAATTGCAAAATTCCTAAATTAAATAACTCTTCATTCCACCCATCTAGAAATTTTAAGTCTTTTAAAAAAGCAGTAAAACAAAACCACTCATCCACTACAGTTATTCCTAAACCTCCATACCTATAATAATCTTTAGCTCTAGTATTATAACATCTACGTAACATTCTTGCCCAAATACTATAAGCTCTTCGGTTTTCCGATATTTTACAATCCCCAAGATAACCTATACCTGCAACACTTATTGCGTATCTATCTCTTACATCACCTTTTAAAATATCATCTTTTCGGGCATATTTTTCTGTTCCCGTGTTTAAAAATTTAATTTTAAAATACTGTTTTTTTCCTTTATCAAACCAATTTACTTCAAATTTTCCGAAATGTTTACTAGAAAATATAGTTTGCATTTATACTCACCTCCTTTATATAATAAACTTTTGTCCGAAATTTGCCAACATAAATCGAATTAATTTAAACAAGATGCACCAAATCTATGTTCTTCATCTAAAACAAGAAATCCAAAACTTTCATAAAACTCTTTTGGTAAATCTTTTGCAAGTAAAGACTGAACTAAAACAATAGTAATAGTTTTATCCTTATCCCATTCAACAGTATCACCAGAAACAATCCCAATATCTTTATCCGGGACAAGTAAAAATTTTTGGATATTCTCTAACCATTGGTTTACTAAAAAAGTTTTGTGCACAATTATTATTGTGGGAACATTTAATTTTGAAATCATATATAAACTACAAATAGTTTTTCCAAATCCACAACCTGCCTGTGCAGATGTGCCATAAGTAGTTAACAGTGTATCAAGAAGAGTAGAACAAAACTTTTCTTGATTAGGTCTTAGTTGAATTCTATTACCAATTCTACAAGGTTTACCTGTTACAGTGTTATCAGTAAATTCAAAAGATGGGTCTTTTATATAATTATTAATTAAAGCTCTCGGAAAAGCAGTATAAACATCTCCTTCCTCATAAAGAATATCAAATCTACTCATATTCCCAACAGGTAAACCATAGGCAATATTACGTGAATAAGCTAGATTGGTAACACAGCATTTTAACTTTAGCTTTTCTACTAAAGGGTGATTATTTTTTAAATAGAACTTACTATTGAGAAGGCAGTCCATTCTTTTTCTCCTTTTTTTGGTTTCGTTAATTTATGAAAATACGGAACATTTATTTTACGAGATACAGAACAATCTTTATAAGAAACAATAGTTTTTATTCCTACAGGTAAAGTTTTCTTATCACAATCTACATTAAAAGTAAACTCTATTAACTCTTTGCGTAACTGATTTTTTAATAAAGAAAGTTTTTCCCGAAATATTGTTCGTAAATCAGAAATTGTAGGGTCTTGTAAATTTCTGTATAATAATTGTAAATGATTATCCACAGAAATTAAAAAAACTTCAAAAATAAAATTTATAGGAACTATTGTATTATCTAATTTTAAATACTCAGGAGGACAAAATACATTCATTGTAACTCTTTTTAAGTCAGAAATATCTCTATAGATTTTTTTACGCATACTTAATCTCCTGTAAATCTTTTTATTTTTCTTCTTGTTTTCTCTGGTAACTGTTCATACCAGTCAATTTGCAAAACTTTTGTCTTTTTTAATTTACTATTTTTACGTGCCTGTCTTGAATTTTCTATGTTTTTTACTTTAATACCTCTTTCTGCCAATTCCCGATAAGATTTATCCGAGTTCACATAACCTATTTGGTGTCCATCAGATGTTATAGTAAAATCTCCAAGAGTCCCATCAACCATTTTAAATATCCTCCTTAATAAATTTTAATGTTACTTGTTTTCTATAAACAGTTACCCTATGTTCAGGTGTAGCAAAAAATGATAATGTAATTTGTGGTATTTTATAATGAAATTGAAATCTTCTTCTCATATGAATATTTAACTTCTTTATTTCATACCAGACCTTCCAATAATAATCTCTACAAGCATCTACTAATTCTTTTGAATATTTATAATCAAACTTTTGTAAAATTAAATTAAAATTATAGTGTAAATACTCAATAAGAACTTCAATTTTTACCCAATAATCTAAACAATAATATTTAGCATACTTCCCCCCTTTTAATATCCACTGAATACCTTTCCCGGTTAAATTATCTAAAGAATTACATTTTAATCTACAAACACGATTACCCACAAAATTAACTGCTGCTAGTTCTAAATAATAACTCGGAATATCTGCTGGAATTATTGATAATAAATCATCTAACTTATCTGACACACCTAAAATTAAACTGTTATTAAATATTATATCTGCATCTATATTTTCAAACTGTGTTAAGACATAATTAAAAGGTAATTTTCTTGCTTTTAAATACTTAAAATCTAAAAGATGTATAGGTGTATCACTATAAACATCACTCTTGAACTTCTGTATATTCAGGTTCGCTATGTTTTTCATAATAAACACAAGCTGATGTAAATTCTGACTCAAATACTTCTACTGAGTGCAAATCCACATATACTTCAGCAAGAATAAACTCCTTCTTAATTAATGCGTAAATTAATAAAGCAATATTTTCTGCTGTAGGATTTTTTATAATGTCATTTAAATTCTTATGGTCAAAAATATGAATAACCTTATCCCCTAAATTTTTCATATCTTTAAAATCTACAACCATACCTGTTTCATTTAATAAATTAGCAGGTAAACTCACTGTTATTATAACTTTATAATTATGTCCATGTAACTGAGAACAATCCCCATCATAATCAGGTAAAGAATGAGCAGCAGAAAAATTAAATGTTCTTGAAACTCTTATTTTTTCCATTACATAACCTCCTTCAAACTTTTGCTTTTTAACCAATCTCTATAAATTACTATATCTTCCATACAAGCTTCACATAAACATAGGTCATTACCTTTCACACAATAAACATCTTTATCTATTCCGCAAAAAATACAATTCTTATTATTTTGAGTAGTTGCTTCCACAATATTTAATGCTTCTTTTAAAATAGCATTACGTTTTTTTCCAAATTTATACGCTCGACAATCATCACAACCACAAGAACGTAAATGATTTTTTCCACGCCTAAAATAAATTATTAAATCTTTAATATCCTTATATATTAATCTCGTTAGAAACACGCTTTTTAACCCCCTGTATTCTCTCTTCCGCAAGTTTTATATAATTAGAATTTAATTCTATTCCTAAATAATGCCTGTTAGTTTCTATTGCAACTTCAGCAACCGTTCCAGACCCCATAAAAGGGTCTAAAACAAGTCCTCCTACCGGACAAGTAGCAAGTATGGGTGTTCTTACTAAGTCTGGAGGAAATGTCCCACAATGTCCCTTATAGGGTTTAACACATATAGTCCAAACAGCTCTCTTATTTCTCATTCCTTCAGGAGAATTAGAATGAAAAGAAGGTAACTCTATTACTTTATCAGTTAAACCTTTCTCCAATCGAAATTGGTTTACTGCTTTTTCCTGCTTTTTCCTTAAACCTGAATTTACAGACCCTACTACTCCCTGACTACCATAAGGAGCAGTTCCCCCTTCACTCACACGAGGTTCAAATTGTTGTTCAAAATAATAATCATCTAATTTCGTGAAAAAGAATAAATATTCAAAATCATTTGTAAATCTATCTTTTACACTCTCAGGAACTATCGCAGGTTTTTTCCAAATTATAGTATTTCTAAGGATTAAACCTGTGTCTAACAACATTGTTGCAAGTCTAAAAGGAATACCTAATAAACTTTTATTTACTTTACTATAAGTATCTCCTAGATTAATCCATAATGAACCTGTTGATTTTAATACTCTTTTACATTCCATAAAGATATTAAAAAGAGTTTTTAAATAATCGTTAACTGTTTTTTCCTGCCCTATTTCCAATTTTCCTGAATGATATTCTCGGAGTTGATAATAAGGACTGGAGGTTATAATACAATCAACAAGTTCATTAGGAAATCTTTTTAATAAAACTCGAACATCACCATGTAAAATCCTATTTTTCATTCTAAACACCTATAACACAACACAATTTTTGGTCGCAACTCATCGGAGTTTGTATTCCAGACTCTTTTACCAGTCCATTCATCTGTTCCTTTTCCAGCGACCCTCTTACACGTATATCCTTTAGTTTCTCCTATTGGTGTCCACCCTGCCCGAATGTATAACTCACCTGTTCTTGGTTTTTCTATCAATGTTTCAAAACCGACACAAACATCACCGTATTTGCTTTGCCAATCTTTTTGAGATTGATTAACAAATAGTTTAACCACAGAAGACGTAAAATTACGTATGGGATACGCTCCATTATGCGGAGTTACATTAAAAAAGATGTTATTAATAACACAATTTAGGTCTTTGATGGTAATTCCTAAAAATTCATTCCTATTGGGCAAGAACCTTGTAGCTGACCCTGCAACAATATGTCCGTAATATATTGAGTCGTAAAATATAGCATAACAAATATTGCGACCAACGAACCCTTTTGGCATCGAGTAATGATTTTCCATTCTCAAAAGAAGATTTTTATCTGTTCTTTTTGTTTGTAACAATTCCAACATTAATACCTTTACTCCTTATCTAATGCTATATCAAAGGGTAATACAATAAAAGATTGTCCACCATGCGTTGTAATTTCTATAGTGCTAAAAGGTGCATAGGGTTCTTCAATTATTCCTGTAACTGTTCCGCAAATTCCAGTAAACTTATGTTCTCCAATAACTATTACTTTATCCCCAAATTTAAACAACTTCTTCAACCTCCTCAAAGGTGTCGATAGGTCGTAAATCTGTAGGTAAATCTGCAAAATTTAAATACGCACCGCACTCTTCACAGAGTATTCTATCTGTTTCCACAATAGTAAGAGTATGTTTACAATCTTCTTTTCCTTCCTTCCACAGAGGTTTTAATTTACGTTTTTTGAGAGAGTCAAGTAAACTCCCAACCATAGCATTTTCAAGGTCTTGTTTATAAGTTTTTACTCCTTCCTCAAATGCTATGTTTACTGCCTGATTAAGAACATCCATAACTCTTTCAAAACAAGCATCAATTTTTTGTCTCATTACTACAGGTTTATAAACATCAACCCCAAATTTTAATTTTCTGCTTATTTCTGTTAATTCTGTTCTAAATTTATTAAACTGTTTCTGCATTTTCATTATTATTTAGTCCTTTCAATTATAAATCACTGATTTCCCTTACACAGACTTCATAAACACCTAAGCAATCATAACATTCATACCAACTTGTGCTTATACCTCGTCTTTTTCTTGCTTTAAGAGGGTTTTTTCTATTTGTGAGCATTTCCCCACAATGAGGACAAGGTAGGATATTGTCCACACTGACCCTCTCTTCTCTTGTTGTAGTTTTTATTATCTCCCTTCTTTCTTCAATTTCTTTCACTATTTCCTCATCTGTTTTTATCATCTTTTTTGCCCTTCTTCTTTTTTCTTCAATTTCTTTTATTAATTCTTCATCTGTTTTGCACATCTTTTTTACTCCTCCTCTTTTTTCGTAACATTTTATTATAGCAATCGTTACATATTAATCCAGTATGATTATCAAAATAATGTTGTAGAGGATATTCTTTTCCACAGTCTTTGCAAAATCGAGAATTTTGTTCTTTAAACTCTCTGTTATTTCTTTTTTCAAGTAATACTATTACTTGTTCAGTAAATAATCGAAAAGAAATACCCTCTATACTCATAGTTTAATACTTTACCTCCGGGTAAACTTTAATTGTGAGGTATTTACGACCCCAAGTTATACAATCGTTATAGTTAGGCATATACACATCTATAATGTTTCCGTTTAAAGCACCACCTGTATCGAGTGACCAACCATAACCATAACCGGGAACATACATATATGAATAATAAGGGATAACATAAGGGTCAACTGCTATTGTTCCCCAACATACAGATGTTCCCCTAGAAGTTGTTGTTCCCTGACAGTATGCGGTAACTTCTACGTCTAGCGTATAAAATTTGCCGACTTTATCCTTCTTGAAAGTTTCGCTTGAAACTTGTAGTGTGAGAACCAGTAGAAACACCACTGACATAAGTAATCTGAAAATCATTAATTCTCTCCTTTTGAGTTTTAGCATCTTCTAAGTATGTTAAATTATACCATATATAATTTGAAAGTCAACATTAAAAACAATCTATTTTTCTTTATTATCTGGAGGTTGAATAAGAATTGTATAGGTGCTAACAAAACCGTCATACTCTGTTCTACAATTCTTACACCGAGCAGAAACATTTTCGTTACAAAAATCAAAGTGTAATTTTTCTCCACGGGAACATTCACAATCACATAAATCTCCCTCAGTATAATCTTTACCATGTTCTAGTAATAAGGGTTTTTCTTCTATTACACCAGTTACTTCATGCCAAAATCCCTGACTAATAACATCTTCATGGTCTTTCATCTTTTTCTACCTCCAATTCTCTTCCACATTCGCATTTATCATTATAAAAGTCTAAACATCCCCCACAAAAATAACCAGATAATCCACAGGAACATTTCCAAGCGTAATAAACCACTTTACCCTTATCTTCTCCGCATCTATCACAAATTGTATAACCCGATGCTCTTTCTTTTACTTTTAAATACGCTTGCTCTAATTCAAGATTTATATGGGCAAACGCATCACTTATTTGAGTATCCATATCTTTTAACTGACAGGAAATTTCTATAACCATATCTTGAAATTTCTCCCTAACATTTTTTTCTAAGTCATGAAATTTTGTTTTTAATACATTATATTCTTTATAAAGCTCTCTCTTTTCATTCATTTATTTTTTCCTCCATTTCTTTCCAACAATCTTTACAATATAAAAAACTATCCATATCACAGTCTGAACATTCGTGAAATATCTTTCCACAACCCCGACAAAGAAACTCCCAAATTTTATCACAGTCCTCTCCGCACCATTCACAAGTTGTCATAGCTTCAGGCATTTGAACTCCCCCAAGTCAATTTAGGTTCGTGACTACATAAAGGACATAAGTATTGTTGTCTTGTCTTATTAAATTTAGGGTCTTTCGTATAACAGTATTCACATAACTGAACCTCTGAAAAATCGTAAATAAACTGATTTTTCTTAAAATAATGTTTCAAATACAAACCACTATTAGGATAAACACGAATTCGAGTCATTTTTGGTAGAGGTGCTACATCATTCCAATCCTCTAATTTAGTAATTTCTGCATCTTCCGAGAATACCCACATAGGTTTATTACGAAGTCCTAATCGAACTTCCATCACCTCAAATGTTCCCGTAGCTTCAAAACAATTATCACAGGCAACCACTCCATCATCTTCATACTCAACCTGATATAATTTACCAGTTTTAAGTTGCTTTAATCCTATGTATCTTCCAGCAAAATAAATATCTTTTCGTTGATTTATTGGTCTTGTCTGGTCAACGTGATATTTGATTATTACTTTCTGCCCATTCCATCTTTCAGGAACTACAAATTTTTGAAAAGTTACATTCATACCTAATTTAGCATCTTCTAATTTACAAATAGACATTACTTATCCTCCTTATACTTTGAATATAATTTTTTAAGTAACTTCCAATCTTTATGATATTTGTTTAATCTTTTCCAGTCCTCTTCAGAAATTCGTGGAAATTTCTGTTTTAACTCATTAATAGAAGGTTTATCCCAACCTATAATAACTCCATACACCCATACATCTTCACTACATAAAGACATATCTTTACTTGTAGTTGCTAATAGAGTTTCTAATGACTCAAACATATCTTTAGGTTCATATCTGCCCATAAAATTTCTCCTTACTCGTAGTAATTACTTTTTAATTTTTCAATCTTACCATCTAGCATTTTTACTATTTTTTCTTTTAAATCTGCCACTACTACTGCTGTTATTTCATCAATTTCCATATCTGTTTTGCATTTCTTTTTTGGTTTTTTAGGTTTCACATAAGGTATTACAATACCATCAATAGTAGTTTCATAAAATCCTCGTTTCATTGTTTATTCCTCCACATAAATAGTCTTGCCTTTTTCAAAATTTACTTTATTCTCAAAAGGTTTTGTTTTATACTTTACTATATCATCAGGATAAACTTTCATTTTCAAAAGCATTTTAAAACTTTCATATGTTCGTATATTTTTTGGGGGGAAATTAAGATAACCTGTTTTACTTAAAATATCCTGCTCTCTCACATAAAAAGGTTTATTCATTATACCAATCCTTATCTCATAACAACCTAAAGAACCAGTTGCAAAAAAAGCATAACCATAATCACTGTCATAATCTCTATCACCCATTAGCAGATACTTAAATCCAGTTACCTGCCCAACTGGAAAAGGTTCTTGTAATTTTACAACGTGCAAAATTCTTCCTGCACCATATATTTTTCCTTTTACTACTCTTGAAAATTCAACAAAATTTCCTATATCGTAACGCATATAAACCTCCCTATGATACTTTTTTAGTATCGTTCATATTTACAACTTTTACTATAGGAATATAAGGTAAATAAATATACCCTTTATTTTTAGATTTAGGTTCTTTGTATTTTTCATCTAATCTATTAAAACTTTCTTCTGCTTCACATTCCATACTTGGGATTTTTACTTCATCAACTTTATACAATTTTATAAAATACCTATTCTTACAAATATGGCAGTAACCCATTAATTGAAGATTTTCTACCACCTCACTCTCTATAGCAAAATCTTCTTCCTCTGAGTCTTTATTAACACAGTTAGGACAATAAAGTATCATTTTATTTCCTCCGGTAACTTATAGGTATTAAAACCTACATAGTCCAGATATTTTACATCCTTAGTTTCAACAATTTCATAACAGCGTAACTCATATTTATATTTAGCTTTTAATCTTTTTAAAGCATCTTTCATACTAAGCTCAGACATAGTATTAAAATTACTCTTTTGAAATCCACAAAAAGACCACCCTTCTCTCTGTGTATTATGCCTGTCTTGGTAAAGATTTCTTTGTGTTACTATACCGAGAAACATTTGTCTGTGGTTTAATACTACCCATTGTCTCTTTTTATCACTCTCTATCATCTTTAATTCCCTCCTCAAATATTTCTGTTTTTTGTTTTTCCAGAATTAATTTTCCATCTTTAAATACTGGAATGTAAACATAAGTTCCATCTTCTTCCTCTGTTGCCAATATATCAAAAGTATAACCTTTATATAATATGCACATATTAAATCTCCTTAAATAAAGAAAGATTTCATATATGCTTCGTGTTCTGCTTGAAGTTTTTCTTTTTCAACTAAAAATTTTGCGTCTTTAATTAATTCTTCAGGTTCTATATTTCCGACAGCATTATCTTGAATAAACTCTACAAGTATTTCTATCACTTTTATTAATACTTTCTCACTCACAAAATTAGACATAATTAAACACCCCAATCATCTTCTTTTTCAAATTCTTCTACTCCTGCACCTGCATAAGGTAACTTAATTTTCCCTCTATGCAATTCTGGTAACTCTCCTGTTTCAGCAAAATACTCTAAAATTTGTGCAACTTGTCTAGCTTGACTTCGGGTCAGGTGCATACGTCTATTAAGATATTCTCCAGTGCTGGCAACAACAGGATTATCACACCCTACCCATATACAATTTTTTGATGCTAAAGAACTTTTTTGAATTGAGTAGGGTTCTTTATAAAAATCTTTAGCATCAATATAGGAAAATCCTCTAAGTGTTACTTGGTTTTTCATAATTTTACCTCCTTAATACCATTGTCCACCTTGATATGTTACTTCCTTTACTTGAATTTTGAAATGACTGTTGCACTCTTCACAATGGAGGATTTCTTTTTCAACATCTTCCATTTCGCACTCTAACTCATTAGCATCTCCATCATACTTTCCACAATAAGGACAATACAGTTTCATACCTAGTCCTCCAATCTCTGTTCTATTTTTGCAATTTTTTCAAACAAAACTTCTTCTAATTTACTATTTATTGCAAATAACATTTGAACTTGCCCTGTTAACATATTCAATCGGTCAACCATTTCCCATAAACCCTTATCTAATTCAGCAATGTAAGGTGCAATTACCTTTTCAACATTCTGTTTAAATGCTTCATCATACAAATTCTGTAAAACTTTATCCATTAACTATTTCCCCCTAAACTTAAATTATTAAAAGCACATTCTCTTTTCTTTATTAGCGTAACAAGACAATCTTTATTTACATAAATCTCCAACTTTATCATATCTACATCAGCTAATTTGTAACCTTTAGGTTTTAGCATTTTTAAAATAGTATAATCTATGTTGTTTAAAGTAATCTCTTTCTTCATTACCTGTTACCTATTTGTTATCCTTTCTTGAAATATAAACAGTCCCGGAATATTCTTTACGCAAATCTCTAAATAAGTCATTTATCCGAGTGTTCATTCTGTCTTTCTTTCCCTGAGAAGTTACAAAATTTGTTAACTTCCTTATTTCAATTTTAACCATATCAACAAAATCATCAAAGGACAGTTCTTTACCCAAAAATTCTACAAAACTTTTCCCGGAACAATACGGACATTTAACTATAGGTTTATTATAGGGTTCTATTAAACTTTCTATAAATAAGTCTAAATTACGTAATAAATCTCCATAATCTTTTCCCACTAATGGAGGAATATGGTCTCTTTTTATAACATAAATACTATGTTTTTCCTGAGTAAAAGGATTTTTTCTATATAAACGAATTTCCCCTGAATATTCATACATATCTACCTCTAAATAATTTTTATTAACCCTTTCAGCTAATTCCTTACAGAGAATAGTCCAAACAACATCTCTATGAAACGTGCAGGGTAAATTTATCCACTCTTTTTTTGGATAAGTTATTTCATGCAATAAAGAAACATCAATATTACCCAAGTATTTTATATTTGAAACTTCAAGCTCGGTTTGAGAGCTACTTATCTGAAAAGGCACAAGGGTAAATACATCTGAATATTCTCCTGTGCGTTCGTAATAATCATCAAGTCCTTCTGGAAGATTTTGATATTCTTCCGCAGAAATATCCGATTTTGCCACATAGGGAGATGTGGAAACATAACGAGGATTTATCATTTCCTGTGATTTTCTTGTTAATTCCACTGGATATTCCTCACATTCCCACCAGTGAGTTAATTCAGTAGATTTACAAAATTCTAAAAAAGGTTTACCATTTACTAAATAATTTTTTCTATCTCCCGAATAAATATCACCAAAATTTATAAAATATCCTCCCTTAGTCTTTTTGATTATCTCTAAATTTATCATCATATTCTCTCCTTATCTTTTTTATAAATTTTCTACCTTTTTTGATAAACCAGTTATAATTTGAAATATCCTCACTTATTGACGTAATAAAATCTTCAGCATCTTCTTCATTATCAAACTCTAATTTCATACCTCCATTATCACAATCTACTATCATATTTAAAGTATCATCAAAAGACTCATAACTATTGCTATCTAAACTTCTCCATTTCCCCTTTGAAAAAGTAAAAATAATACTTTCATTATCCGAATACGTAACAGTTGCTTTTAACATCTTATTTCCCCTTTCTCACTAATGTTTTGCTACTAAAGAAACAAACCAAAATTCCCTATGACAATTAATACAAGAACACCTGTAAAAACTTTTTGTTTTTACTAACCCGAAATGTTCGTTCTTATCATCTTTTTCAAGAATTTTTATATTATTACTCTGACAATAAGGACATTCCAATAGGTTTGACAACTTTTAAGTCCTCCTCTCTTACATAGAAAGGTTTACGAGAAAGATTTACCTTTACTTCAACAAAATTCTCTGCTGCTGTAGGTCTAAACCTACTAACATTAACATAAATCCCTTCTCTTAAATTAGTAGTTCCTGTTACAACTCCTCGTATAGGTAAACCAAAATTATACTGAACAAATCTCTTTTTCTTCCTTTCTCCAACTCGTTCCAATTCCTCAGTAAACCATTCAGATTTCGTGTGTTTACAAAATTCTACAATGTCTCCAAGCTGGATATTGAATTTGTATTTTCCCATTTTATCACCCCCTCATTAATTAAATCTAAAAACTTGTTTCTACTAACAAGATAAATTCCGGTAGGGTCTTGCACAGGAATTAATAAATGGAGTAAGATTAATCTTCTCATTAATTCTATACTCCATTTATACATTTTTTCTTCAAAAATCATATGATACCCTCCTTACTTACAAGTTACATTATATCATATGATTTTATGATTGTCAACTTATTTAATTATTTTGCATCAAACCAATTAGTTGCCATATGTCCTTCTACAGGTAACTCAATTCTAAGTTTAACGGCATTTTCCATCAAATCTTTTGTCATATTAAATAGTTCCTCTGCTTTTTCTTTTTTAATAATTATGTTGATCTCATCATGGATTTGACTTAATAATCTATAATTTACAAATAAATCTCCAGATTTTCTTAATTTACTTCTTATATTTCGCATTGCTATAGCAACTATATCTGCTGCCCCTCCTTGAATACCTGTTTGACCTGTAATATAGGTCATACCTTCTCTACGAGCAACAACAGTTCCATGTTTCATAGTTGGACACCACATTAAACATGTGGTCTTATATACTTGTAAATCTTTTTTCTGTAATTGCACTTTGTCTCTTTTTAATAAAGATATATTATAACACCCAGTCATTTTAGGAACATTTTTTAATTTATCACTTTGTGGAGAATACTTACTCATATCTCTATATTTACCATTACTACTTATACCAGACAACACACAAAGCATTTGAAACATATCCATCTTCTTCTTTGTTCCACAACACATAACTTCTTTAATTGTTCCCACACCTGCGCCATCACCTCTTAACATTTCTCTTAATAAAATATTACATTGCCGTTGAGACAAAGAACATAAAAATTCAGAAGTTAACACACGTTCAGGAAATAACTTACGTATTTCCCTACTAAAACTAATGTTTAATTTCCAGCAACAACACTCTGTAAATTTAGCAGTATAACAATTATATCTTATATTTAAATTATTTAATAACTTGTTTATATCTGCCACTTTTTCAGGATTTGCTCTTTTACTTTGAGAAATACCTATTATACCCCTATGTTTACAATAATAACCATCAGTTAAAATCCAACCAACTAAACGAATAAAATCATCAGAATATAAATCATTATCAGGCATCATATTTTCACACGTTCTTAATATTCTATCATCTCCCCATAATGAAATTGTAGAAGATGTAACAAATCTATTTCGTTTAGGTTCTTTACTATAAACTAACCATTTATGGTTAGGAGTTGTAAGAGCACTAAAAGCTCGATGTTTAAATTCATAAACATCTCCATGATAATCTGGAAATATAGACAATCCTATAGGATAATCCCACTCCATCTTACCATCTAATGAAACAGTCGCACATTTAACTTCCCCCAGTGCATTTTTTATTTCCCAAACATTCATCCATCCCTGTTCAGTTAAAATTTCAGTTTTTTCATCAAAACAGTTAACCGCACGTCTTTCATCGGAAGAAATTTCACTATAAATTTTTCGTCTTTCCACAGGGTCTTCTATTCGACCGAGAGTTTTTGCCATTTGCAAAGCTAATAAAGGTCTTTTCCTACCAACTAGAGTTTTTACAAAACCAAATTCTCTACCATAGCGTTTCTGTCGGAGAACATATTTTGCTACACCTTCATATTTGTGCATAAACACATCTAAACTATTCCGTGCTTCTTCTACAGAAATTTCATCTGCAAAAGTTTCTGCTTCTTTATTTATAATATCTGCCATACCTCTTCCCGAAATTCCATAAACTGTGCCGAAGGAAACTTGCTTGCCCTTTCTACGCACATCAGGGTATTTGTCTTTTACTTCATGCACTTCACAGGGAAGATTAAAACAGTCTTTTGTAACTTGTGAATGAACATCTCCATTATTTTGATAAACTTTTAAAAGAATTTTATCCTGAGAAACATGTGTTACTATTCTTAACTCTAATTGGTTATAGTCAAGAGTTCCCCATACCCAATTATCATCAGGTATTTTAAATACTTTGCGTATTGGAAATTCCTTACTTGTAGGAATATTCTGAAAATTTGGCATAGAGCTTGATAATCTACCTGTCCGAGTTCCTAATTGCCAAAAATTTGAATAAAGTTTTCTGTCAACTATTTGGTCTAAAAAACCATCAACATATGTGCCCAAAAGCTTTTTTAATTTTCTATAACGTAATAAAGCAGTAGCAATTTCATACTTCTTGTTTTCAAGTTTTTCTCCAGAAAGATATTCTTTATGCCTTTTTCTAAAATTTAAAAGCACATTAACATCGGTGCAGAAATCACCTTTTTTATTCTCTTCTCCGAGAGGTTCTAACTTTAAAGTTGAGAAAAGAATTTTACTAAGTTGCTTTGTGGAATTAATATTAAATTCTTCTCCTGCTAATTCATAAAGCTGTTTCTTTAATATTTCAAGTTCTGCTCTTATCTTTTCACCCATTTCTATTAAATACTCTGTGTCTATATCTGACCCCTGAGTTTCCATTTCAGTAACTACTTTTACAAAGGGTAATTCCAAATCATAGTAAACAGTATTATATTCTGCTTCTATTAAAGGTTTAAAGTATTCATATAACTTATAAGTCTGAATAGCATCGTGCCATGCATATCCCCCTAAATCTTTTATGGGAACTAAATCCACTCGGAGAACTCCAGTTTTAGACTCCTTTGTGGCAAGTTCCGCTAACTCGGTCATTTCTTCCCCTAATAATTCTTTTGATAAAGTTTTTAATTTATGTTCTCTGTCCATTTGTAGCAACCAACTGGCAATCATAGTATCCCAAAATTGTGTTTCCGTATTTATATCAGAATACTCAGGAGGTTTACCTACAGGATTTTTTGACCACCTAAAATATCTACTATCATAAAGATAAACGTCTTGCAAACCATAACTTTTAAAATCTGCTTTTGCATTATGAAGTATCTTTAGTTTAGTTTCATCTTCTAAATATGGTTTAAGTTTATCCATTGTTTCTTTTATGTCCAACTGAGGTTCTAATGTATTGTGCCCTAATGGAATATAATAACCATGATAATTATTCCCTTCTTTAAAGGCAAAAGAAGTTCCTACGAAATGAACATCTGGATAACCCCTATCCACATACTCTGAGTCCAATGCAAATGTTTGATATTTGTCTAAATCTTTTAATAAACAATCCAGTTCTTTCTCATTCCTTACTATCATAACTATCCCCCTTATTTATTACCTCTTATTTCATTACACAGTTCATATACTTTTTCATTAAATTCCTCCTGTTTTGTTTTGCAGAGCAGATTATAATTTTTATTTTGTAGTAATTTTATATCTTCTTTTAGTTTTAAAATTTCTGCTAAAAAATTACTTTTTGCTTTTTCCTGTGCTTGAATATCTGCATCTTGAAGCTGACACTTTTTAATATAATCTTTTATTTGACAAACGTAACCCCTTATAACATCTTGATTTTCTGTGTTAATAGCGTTCCATTTATTTATTTCTTTGTTCTTTTCTTCTATCAGATATTCAAGATTTTTTATGTCTTTTTCATACATTTCTTTTAAAATAAGTCGCTCTTCATTTATTGCTTTTTCAATAGTTGGTCTTACCTGATTGAGTAAGTGATTGTAAATACCATCAAAATCAATAGAGTCTGAAGAACTTTCTGGTTTATTTTCAACTTCAAAAGGTGTAGAACTATATGTAAAAAATGTTTTAAGTTTTGCAAAAGGGTTCATTAATCTAAATAAAAGTTTCTTTTTACATAAATTAAATAACAAACCTGTGAGTGCACTATAAGTAAATGTTTGTGGTGATTGCACCGAAGCATAATCATAAATAACATGACTCGTAATATTATTATCTTTATTGTTAATTTCAAGGTCTTTTACAAATTGAATTACTAATACCTCTCGGTTAGTTAATGTGTTTTTCTTTACTCTCATAATTAATACTTCCTTTCTTTTATTACCATTTAGACCAGTCTAAAGGTATATCATTATTTATTAGTTCATTACCCCAGTAATGCCATCCATCTTCACGTCTTTCTCTTGCAAAAAGTTCTATTCGTGGAATATCTCCTAGAAGAGTTTCAATTCTACGTTTTAATTCCTGTGGTTTTTCACTATGTCGAGAACGTGGTTCTATTATTAATTGTTTCACATCTTTTCTTAATCGTTCAAGAGTTTTCCCAACTTTTCCAAGAAGAACATCTTGAAATTCTTCTTCCTCTTTTGCCCCCATTATTACATCTTCCTTATTCCCATTAGTGTAACTTCCGAGACCCGAATAAATACCAACACCTAATGGATTAAGTTTTACCCAACAAAAAGGAGTTGTAACATACCTAAACCCCCAAGCTTCTAAAACTTCCATACTTTCTTTCTTCTTTGGCATTACCTCCCATAAGAATAAATAACAATCTTTTGCCATTATTTTATGCACCGGAATATTCTTTAATTCTTCTAACGACAAACAAGGATAAGTTTTTCCTCCGAGCTTCGGATTATTACTTTTTGGATTATCATAAGTCCAAGCACAATCAGCAAGAATTACATTATATTTCATCATATCCTCCAATTAAAAGAGGGGATTTTACTCCCCTCTGTGAATTTTAGAATTTTATATCTTCTTCATCTTGGTAATCATCAGTATCATCATTACCCATATCTGTTTTTGCAAGAGTTCTCATAACATCTTCTTTTCCCTTTGGTTTAAGAATTTTTTCATAATCAAATGGTGTAATATCCCCTTTAGTTGCTATAGCTTTAAGTTCCTGCTCGGTGTAACGTTTTACAAACTCAAAATCATCACCTACACTGGAAGCATCAGAAGAACTTCTGGAAACATCAAAGCATACATAAACTAAACCATTCTCTTCTTTTTGTTTGTATTTCCTTGATTTCATTTTTAATTTGTTCCATGTTTTTTGCTTTGCAACAAAAAGCTTCTTTTCATTTGCATGTTTAACACCTTTTTTATCTGTCCATTCAGTCATATCAATTATGGTGTAAAAAGCAGCACTGTAAGGTCTGTCCCCCGCTTTACAATATCCACATTCATCTTTAGAGTCTATAGAAGCAGGGCAAGTATGCCAATTCTTCCAATCACCATTAATCTTTAGTTGATGTTCCCCTATAATTGGAGGGTTATCATCAACAAATATAATCTTCGTAGTATTCCCTGAAGGTATCCAAAATCTATAAGCAGTATTTGACCTTCTGTCTTCCATCTCTTTGTCCTTTTTTTCTAATTCATCGTAACCTCTTTTTAACCAACTCATAATAAAATCTCTCCTTTAATATTTAATAATTTTTCTAAATCATAATTTAGACTGTCTTTTCGTTCATTTAATAACTTTAGAAAATCCCCCGATTTTACTACATTATCTAAATCTTTCCCTTCAGGAAGTTGTATTAAAGAAACAGAGAGAAAATTTTCTAATCTTTCCTTTAACTTATATTGTCCTACTCTACCTGCCATGTCTCCATCTAAACAGGCAACCACCTCCTCAGAAATTGTTTTTATCTTTTCAATTTGTTTATCACTCGGTTTACTTCCCATAAGACCCACCACTAAATAATCATTTAATCCAGCTTGTTTTAATGCAATATTCCCATTTACTACATCAATATGACCCTCTGTAATAATTACTTTTTTAATATCTTTATTAAATAAGTGTTCCCCATAAAGATAATGAGACTTATTTGCTTCTGCTGGAATATGTTTATATTTAGGTTCATCATACTCCTCCCAATTATTTCCTATCCATCTACCCGAAACCATACATAATTCTTTTCGAGTATCATATATAGGAAATATTAGTCTTTCATCAGTAATACCTACATTAAAAACTTTTAAATCCTCAATTGAACCTATAAAACGGTCATAAATTTTCTTACTTTCTTCTGTGTAATTTCCAAAAATGTCAAAATAACGTTCGGGTATCTCATATTTTTTTATTGAAAATTTTAATCTTTCTCTTTCATTACAATCTACTTCTGCTTCAGCAATCTGAATAAAATCTAAAATTACTTCTAATTTTTCTTTTGACATTTGTCCTGATTTTACTGCCATGTAACCATAGGTTTTTACGTAACCATAAAAAGTATCTCCTCCGCAGGTAAAACAATTAATTGGACTTAACCCACTGGTATTAATCTTTACACCGCAAGAAGGTTTGTGGTCATTACCACCTTCATGAGTCCATTGAGCTTGAATACAGGAAAACATAATATTTTCTCTATCAATTTGTCTTACATTTTGGGCATGAAGTTCTCTAAGTATGTATTGAATATCCAAGCTGTTCATACATTTATAACCCAATCATCTTCTACAAGGTCTTCTTTAACTTCATTAAACTTCATAGTAGTAAAATCAAAGTTAATAAAGAAATTAGGTGTTCCTCCTTCCCTGTTTTTTAATGTAAGTATCTTTCTTTCGTGCCTGTCAAGGTCTTCTCTTTTAGCATCTACACCTAAAACAACATCACTATCCTGCCCTACAGCATCAGTCAAATTGATATTATCAAGTCCGGGAGAGTCCTGCTTTTCCGATGAACGATTAAACTGCCATACGGCAAACACTGGAATATTTAATCTCATAGCAACAGAACTCTTTAATGCTCTACTAATATTTGTTGCTCTTTCCCATATGTTTTTTCCTTTTAGCTCGTCAACCATTAAATATGCACCATCAATAAAAACTACATCAGGAGAATACTGTTTTATTTTTCCTATTAGAGCAGAAATAGTTCTTGCTGTTGTAATTTTAATTTGATTATCCGCACCTGCTAATTTATCTAGTCCTTCATAATAACGTGTTTTTTCTGATGGGGTTAACATACCTTTTTTAAAATTTGTATAAGGAAGATTAAACATAAGAGCATCTAAACGCTGTTGAAATAATTTAACGGGCATTTCCTGTGAAGAAATTAACACGTTTAGTCCATAGGAAAAACAATGTGTAGCAAACTTACAGAGAATAAAGGATTTTCCTATGGAAGGTCGAGCAACAATTGACCAAACTTCTCCAGCATGAATACCAAGAGTTTCATCTGTTAAAGCTTGATAAGGAGTTGTATATCCAGTGATTGCCCCTGCATTTTCATAATTTTCTTTTCTTTTGCGAATATTCGTAAAGTCTAAATCCTCCTCCACTAATTCATCAGTATTAATTGACGTAACCTGACTCTTTAATTGTTCTAAAGTAGAAAGAGGATTAGAAGTTAAATTCTTCGCTGCTTCTAAAATAGAATTCTTTAAATATACTCTTGTGGAATTCTCTTTAAGCTTGTCCACATAAAACTTTAAAGGTTCTTTCACTACATCAAGTTTTATTGTAGGAAATGTTGACTCAAAGAGTTCAATGGAAGGAATTTCATCATATCTATAATGATGATTAACAATAAATTCATAAGCTTTACGATATTCGGAGGAAAAGAAATCTTTAGAAGAGACCTGTGCTTGTTGACATGGAGATAAATTTGAAGTGAATAGTATTTTGCCGATTACACAATTCTCAGTGTTCATGATTATCCTCCTTTTGTTAGTCCGTATTAGACTATGGTAAGATTATATAATAACATTTTTAAATTGTCAAGAGGTCTATATAAATAATTTTTTCATATTATCACTATTTAAAGTTTTCCAGTGTTCTCCAGTTATTTCCATAGGAAAACAACATTTACTAATCGTATCTGCTACTTCCTGATTAAAAGCAATCTTAATATCTTTTGGCATTAATTTCGATACAATAATAGTAGGACACAAATGAGCTTTTCTTTTTTCTATAAGGTCTTTTATTTGCCACTTTAAATATTCAGAAATCATTCCTTCCCCAAAATTATCTAATACCAAATAATGAGAAGTAAAAATCTTAGTAATAATACTATCCCCATAATCATCTCGTGTTTTGTCTATTAGATATTTTTGAATGTCTGATGTAAAAGCATAATAAACACTTCTTCTTTTATAAAGAGCATTTTTTAAGACTAAAACACCTAAAGAACTTTTCCCCGATAAATTATTTCTACTCCATAAATAAAGTCCATAACCTCCACTTTCTGCTTCTCCATAATTTTTTAAGTATTTTAAAAATTGTTCCTTATAAGGTTCATCTGCAATACAAGCAAACTCCACAGATTTTAAATTTTGTGGAACACCTGCACTCTCTAAAAGATTAAAAAGAATTTGCTGGTTCATCTATATCTACCCCCTGAATTCTTGAAAATATAGTTGCTTCAAATCCTATGAAAATGTCTAAATTTGGATATTTCGCTGAAATTTTGAGAGAATTCTTCAAAATATCCCATTTACTAATGAAAAATTCAATTGCTTTTACTACTAAATCATACCCATAATGCTTCTCTAAAAGCTTTAAATTTTTTAAATGTTTCATTTCTGTTCTTGGAGGAATTATTCCCCAAGTTTTTACATATAATGTAGTAAATGTCCTTCCAAGCATCTTACAATCTTTTCCCATAAAAACCCTCCTTCTCAAAATGTATTTACATAATATCATAGTTAAATTGATATGTCAAACATCAAAAAACCTTATAATCACAAGGAAATAAATTTATGTTGACAAACCATAAATTTTAGGTATAATCTAAGTATTGTTATTTTTTGATTATTTAACAAAGCTACTTTCGCAGGGGACTGGCAATCCCTTTTTTTATTTGTGGACTTGACTGTTAAAAAATTCTTGTTATACTGAGTATAGTTTAAAGTATCCTTTTTATTCATTTAATAAAATAACCCCTTATTCGAGGGGTTATTTATTTTCTATTAAATTTGACAAACCTAAAATAATATTATATAATGTAACTAGATTATTGAGGGGTAGCTTCAACTGGTAAAGCGACTTAGTAATGTTTTTATAACTCGTAAGAAAAATTTACTTTTTCTTACTCTAACAGTAAGAACATACATGCATTGTTAAAGCAGTAGTTGTGGGTTCAACTCCCACCCCCTCAACCATTCTCATAGGAGTAAAAAATCTTGCAAGTGACTTCTATTGAGAAAGAAGTGCTGTTTCTGGAAATTATCTATGACGATAGATAATGAGAGCTTATCGTTTTGGTAAGTTAAGGGTTCAATTCCCTTCAGCACGTCAGACTAAAAGGAGATTTAACAACACATGAAAACTCCTAATCAATGCCACGTATATGAGCGTATGCGTGGTATTTTAGTCGGAGAATAACACCTTATGGTGAAAGAAACTTCGGCAAAATAAGTAAGGTTGTTCAGGTGAAACACATCTTCCGGTGATGATTGAGGTTCGAGTCCTCACAACTCTTACAGTGGCAGGGTAGTTTAACTTGCAAAAAACACTAAGGTGTTGGGTCTGTTGACGAATAGATTTCAACCTTACTGAATTAGGTAAAAATCCTAACCCTGTCGCAGCATAGAGGAGTTGCCAAGCGGTTAAGGCACTGGTTTTTGATACCAGTATGCGAGAGTTCAAATCTCTCCTCCTCTTTTATTTCGGTAATTTACGCTCTATATACGAAGAATTAAGTTGCAATCTCGGACTACCCTCCGAGATTTTTTATTTTATTTAACTCTTGACAAGGCAAAAAACATATGATATTATGTAAGAAAATAAGATAGAGAGGAAAATAAAAATGACTAAAAAAGAACTCTTAGAAAAAATTGAAAGTTATAACTTTAATCAGGCAATACCTTATCATAAGCTAATAGTATCTGAAATACCTGATGAAGAACCTATTAAATTTGACTATTACGAAATGCGTGAATATATGGAAAACAAATTATTAGAAGCTCTTATGGAAATAGATGATATTATCTATGAGAGTTAGTAGGAGGATAAAATGAATTTTTTAACCGTATTAGCAACCATTATAACAAGTCCCCTATTTATTATAGGAATGTCAGGATTAGTCTTTACCTGTATTGTAGAATACAAACCAAAAAAGAGGAGGAATATAAAATGACCAGTATAAACAATGAACATGGTGAACCCATAGGAAATATTTTAGACAAAGATGTATTAAACTGCTTAAATGACATGAGTGAGGAAATGGTAAATTTCACAAGCTATTTTGTCCCGCAAGAAAAACAAGAAGAAGCAATAAGAAACTGGAATATCATTTTAGGTAAGAATTTTGACGTGTATTTTCAGTGGAAAAACAGAGCAAAAAGACATAATAAGCAAGAGAAAAAAGAAATACCTATATCTGATAAAGACCTAATAACAGATACTATTAGAGACCTCTATGAGTTTCGTGATGAAAAGACAAAAGAGCTGGATAGAATTAACCAGCAAATCAATGAAAAATTCTCTGAAGCAGTAAGAAACTTTCCAATCGGTATGCAATGTTATGATGCTGACGGTGATATTTTTGAGGCAGTTGGGTATCAAATAAAACCTGAACCCTCAATAATTGGACTCTACAGAAATTCAGACAAAGCAGTTCCAGTATGTATTCTTGACATACATATAATATAAAGACCTGAGTTGAATATTAATTAAGATTAAAATTTAAGGAGGAAAATGAAATGACAAACTGTAGTAAATGCAAAAAAGAAATATTTGAAAACTTAATTGACCCTTTAACAGGTGAATGTATTAACTGTGTGTATGAAGAAACAGAGTATGAAACAATGGAAGAAGCACTATTAAGCGTAAGGGTGTTTGGAAAAATACAAGATGCCTGTAGTAACTGTAAAAAAGATGCCTTGCAAGTAATAAAAGAATTCCTTATCCACAGAGATGTAGAAAGAATAGCAGAAGGAAAAGGAACAAAATTAGGTGTAACTTTCCAATGGGAAACTGCTGAAGGAACAATGATGGATTATGAAGTAATCATAGGTTATTCTAAAACCGGGTATGGGGTCTGTGGAACATATCTGGATGTCAGAAGAATTAAAGGAGAAACCCGATTTCATATGTATGTAGAACCTTTACTTGCTAAAAATATAATAGTAAGGAGGAAAACTAATGAACTGTGAAGGGTGTAAAAAAGAACTAAGTAAAAAATTAGTTAAAATATCCACTGGAGAATGTGTTAATTGTAATTGTGAAAAAGAAGAACCTAAAACTAATAAAATTGAATACCCTTCCCCTAGTATTTGCCTAAAATGTCAGAGTCTATATTTAAGGCATGAAGTAATGATAGATTTTGGAGTTTGCAAAACTTGTATTACTGTTGCTAGTTTAAATGATAAGTATATTTGCCACAACTGCTATAAGGAAGTAGAAGATGTGGGAGAGGTCACTGGTTGGTGTATGGATTGTAAGTCTAAACCGTATTCAGTTCAAAAACTTGCAGAAGGTCTATACCAATGTGCTGAATGTCAACAGATAGTTTTAGAATTAGCATTAAATGGACTAAGTAACTTATGTATTTCTTGTCATAAGAAAAAACTATTTGGTGAAGAAACTAAAGAGGTATGGAAAGAAATCATTACTATAAGCTATGAAAAAATAACAGAAGTTGCAGCAGATTACGTTCTTGCTAGTCCTCACAGATGTAATGGGACATGGTTAAAGGGATTTGCAGAAGGTCTGGAGTTTGCAACAAAAGAAGCTCAGAACCAGATAGACAGGAGGAAATAAAATGAAAAAACTAGGTAAAGTCCAAAAATTAGTGCTAAAAGAGTTTGCAAAACTTGAAAAGAGAATAGAAAAAATATTTGAAAAAGCAGAAAGAGAAGGTCTAGAGAAACTAAAAGCTAATGGAATAGTAGTAAAACCATCAAAAAGAATAGAAAAACCTATAAAGATAGCAAAAAACCTAAAAAACGCAAAAGTAGGTGATTATGTTACACTTAATACAAAAATACAAGAAGAACAACCTAAAAGAGTAAGTCGAGGGGGTGTTAAACCTGTTTGTCAGGTATGCCATTGCATAGTAGAAAACGTAGATGAATACGGAATATGCAGAGCTTGTTCATCTACTATGGATGCAAAAAATCTAAGGGAAAAACTAGACCATGAATTTACTAAAATGGGGGGATTTGCCCTATTTGAACTAGAGGAAGGGAGATACTAAAATGACAGAGTTTGAAAAAGAAGTATTAGGAAAAGTAGATAGAATTTGCAGAGTTGCAACATACATATTCGCTTTACTTCTATTGGACATAATAGGAAGTATTATATTTTTCTCAGCACCTAAATAACATGCAAAAAGACTGGAAAGAGCAGTAATCCAGTTTTTTTATTTTTAATTATAATTATATTTCAATCACTAATAGTATAGCATAAAAGGTCTAAAAATCAATATGGAAATTTAAAAACCTCTCGGTTAATTACTCCGGGAGGTTTTTTGTGAGAAAGGGGAAAAAAAGACGAACTGGATAGTGTATATATTTTAGTATCTATATATTATCACAAGGTTTATTCTTTTTCAAGAGGTAATTTTAAATTTCTAAAATACCTATCCCGAAATAGAAATTTTCCAGAGAGAAACGAAATCTTTTAGGGGTAGGTGCTTCTATAACCTCTTAAAAGGTCAATTATTACCTTCAGATATTCTAATGCAACTGAGAGCTTCACAGTTCGTTTTACGAGGGGTATGCTAAAAAGCGGTCGCTTCCCATATTTTTTATTAACTCTCTTAGTATATATACTATTAATTTTAATGTTTTTATTCATTTCTTTTAATTATTCCTTATATCTATTATCTTTTTCTTATATTAATTATTTATTTTATTATTAGTATATATACTAAGTAATATTATTTTATATTAATTATACTATCAATATATCCAGTTCTTGCAACATATAAAAAATAATATACCTATACCTCCGGGATTACACCTTTATTTAAAAATTTACTATAAATATTATAATAATGTGAAATTTATTATAATAATATTTCTTCTGTTATAGGAACTAAATGTAAAGTAGTTAAATCCTCTGAGTATTTAAACATTCTCCCATAACCAATAAAATTTTTATAAGGAGAAGCTTTCTTTCTTGCTTTTCTTGTTTTGTAGGGTTTCCGTTTCTTTCGAGGTTTAACTATTATTTCCTCAGATATGATATGTGGAGTATAGTGTTTTTGATAAAGTTCTTCTTGTTCTGGTGTCAGGGGTAATGTTTTTTCTACACTGGGAGCTATTGTTTCAATAACTCCAGTTCTAGCATCTCCACAAGGATAAGTTTCACTCTTTTCCTTGCTTCGTGGAATTTCTTCCTTTACGGTATTACCGCAGGTTGCCGCACACAACATTCGATTTTTAAGGTTACGTGCAGAATTAACATTACGGTCTTCCTCCATACCACAATTTGAACATTTATAAACACGTTCATTTAACTTTTGTTTTTGCTCTGCTCCACAGCAGGAACAAATTTGACTTGTCTTATATTCATCAACAAAATAAACAGTTCTTCCTTCACGCTCTGCTAAAGTCTTAAAGGTGCGTAAGAACAAATCTTTTGATGGCATAACCATATTTTTATTACCTACAAATATCTGTCCTTCGGGATTATGCTGGAGAAAACTGTGGATTTTTTCTTCATATTTTCTTTTTAGGTATCTCTTTACTTTACGTTCCAGTTTATCAATTCTTATTGCTAAATCTCTTTTCTTACTGTTAGATAAGTATTTATGATTATTTTTAGTTTTAAGAAGAGTTTTCAGGTGTTTTATTTTTTTGTTTGACCTGTCTAAATAAGGTATTATTTCAGGGGCAGTTTCCTTATATCCTTTGTCTGTTGTGATTAAGTCTATTCTGCCACAGTCAACAAATATTTTTTCTATGTTTTCAGATATTTCTATTGAATATGGGATATGAAAGTTTAAAAAGATTTCATTTGTATTTTTATTCTGGTAAACCACTAAATCTGTTATTTTACACTCAGGGACAGGGTGCTGTAAGTTAACAGTTATATTAGATTGGTTTTTTCCTGTATGCAAGCTAATAGTGTATTTGTCTATTAGGGTAAATGCTTTACGAGAGTAACGCATCGCAAAAATATATCCGGGTTCTTGCTGTTTTAACTGTTTGGCAGTTACAGCGTTACCCCGAATATCTCTAAAAATATTACTATAGACATAGCTTGATACTAAAGATGATTGTTCAAACTTACGTATATGTTGTAAGGAATTGCTTTTTAAATGATTGAATATTTTATTATTCTGTAAATCTGATGGGTTCTTTACACTGTTACAGAAATGGTTATAAACCTCTCTACAATAGAAGGATAGTCTGATTAACGTATTATGTAAATCTTTTGTGTAATAAGCTTTTATACTCTGAGTTTTAAAACCATCTATTTTCATTAAATAATTTTTACACCTTTTATTAAAATCTGTTGACATTTTTAATTGAATAAGGTATAAATGATGTATAACCTTTTTTCAATTTTTGTCGGATATTAGTTGAAAAAGGGTTGCTTGATTTTAACCCCTTATTTTCATCTAGTTTAGTGTAACGAATATTTTTATCCTATCATACATTTTTTAGATTGTAAATAATGTTTTAAAACTTTTTTTAAATTGTCGTTATATTATGTAAAATACAACGAGAAATAAATAAAAATTCTTTTCTCTGCCTCACGTAAAGAAAAGAATAAAACCGTTAATTTTTTAATGGACTGTCCTAATATAACACAAAAACCCATATGTTACAAGTTCGACTTACTTATAACCCTATGGGTTTTGTGGATAATTAAATTTTTCAATTAATTTAGATGTCTGTATCTAAATTATAGCACAGGAAACTGTTAAAATCAACATCGAGAGAGAATATCCCTTGCATATTTTACACCTACGGAATTCAATCCCTGATTATATGCTATGCTCATGACCATAGCATGTTGTCGGTTAAATTCCGCTAGTTGAATTCTTGAAAAAATCTGTGTTCTTATCCAATCCAGATAAAAGCAACCACAGTGAATATTTATATCTATATTAAAAGGGTCTGACCCTTCCGGGAGATTTAATTTCTTCAAGCACTCTTCAAAAGTTGCAGGAAGAAGTTGCATTAATCCTTTTGCATTAGAGGAGGAAACTGCTCTAGGATTAAAGGAACTCTCTCTTCTTATTACATTAGAAATATAAGAGTTTTTCTGAGTTCCTAAAGGGTTTAAAAAATATTTTTCGGAATACAGGGAGATTGCTTTATTTATTATTTGCATTTCTGTATCTATATGAGGACTAAACACAGGGACAATAGGTTTTAGTGTATGCCTTTGATTGTAATACCATAAAGCTTTATCTCTAATTAGCTCATAAACATTCTTTTCTTGTCCTTTAAGATACTTTCTGCAATCCCATCGTTCTGAGGGATAACCGTCTAATTGAGCAAAATGAGCATGGTCGTAAACATCTTCAATAGGTATGTCGTGTTTACTCATAAGATTAGCAACTAGGGTTGCAGCAAGTTCTATTTGCTCTAATCGAGGAGGGCAATCCCCATCTGTTTTTTCAGTCATATTAAGTCCAGAGCATATAGTAACACCAATATTATCTGTATTTCTTCTCCAAGTATGAGCTAAAATATCATCGTCAGAGTCACACATCTGAACTACTTTAGCTTTACCTAATTTTTTATCAAAAGTAATTGAATAATGATAATCAGGAGAGCAATATGTATAGTTCCCGGCACTCCAATGTAATGTTACAATTTTACCCATAATTACATTCCTTTCTTATTTTACTAATTTTAATTTAAGAAGTATTCTAAATATTCCGTAATAAAAGAAAAAAGCAATTTGCATAATTATAAATAGAACACATCTTTTTATAAAGGTCATTTCTTTATTTTTCCTATAAGAACATTTATCCCATTAACTACATTGGAAACAGACTCAGGGAAATTGAATTTTGTGTGTTCGAGTTCAGGAAGATTTGCCTGTGCAACTTTTACTGCTTTTTCAAGTTTCTGTTCAGAACTCATTCCGAAAGGCATAGAAATTTCTTCGGCATATCTTATACCTTTTAAAAGTTCATTAAGAATTTTTGGTTCATGTTCATTTATTTTTGATACTGCATTTTTGAAGGGTTGATAAGGAACTGCATCTGCCACTGTTCCTAATACTTCTCTAATAGCTTCATCTTTGCTATCTACGTAATTAAGGAAATCTTTTACTGTATCTTTTACACCTACGTATTTTTGAATTGTGTCTCTCATTTCATTAACTGTTTCTATAAAACCCATTAATAAACACTCCTTTAATCTAATGTAAAATAAAATGTTGTTCCTCTGTCAGGTTCGCTGTCAAACCAAATATTTCCTCCATGTTCTAAAATTATTTTCTTTACTAAAGAGAGTCCTATACCTGTGCCGGGATACCTTTTAGAGTGAATTCTAAAGAAAGGTTTACATAGATTTTTTGCACTCTCCATATTAAAACCAATTCCGTTATCACTAATAAAGTAAATATCTTGGTCTCCTGTATTAGACTTACCGAATTGAATTTTTAATTTTCTGTAAACATCTCTATACTTTAGACTATTACTTATAAAATTTTCAAACACCGAGCGAAATAATGTTTCATCTACTTCTGCATATAAATCTTCTTGGATAATTATTTCAGGAAATTCCCTTGTGTCGAGTTTTAACAGGGTGTTGTAACACTGTTTAAATAATAAACTCAAATTTACTTTTTGAATATTGAGAGAAGCTTTCCCGATTTTTAGAAGTCCTATGAGTGAGTGAAGAGTTTCTAATATATGGTGCAGTTCTAAATGAATACTGCCCATAATTTTCATATGTTTTTCGCAGTTTTTTTCTTCCTCATTTAGCAATAGATGAAAATACTGGTCTATTGTTTGTATGGGTGTTTGAACATCATGAGATAAAGCGGAAACATAATTTTCCAGTTCAAGATTTTTATATGTAATTTCTTGGGTTCTTTCGGTAATAGTTTCTTCTAAATTTTCTTTTGCCTGTATAAGAGTATCTTCAAATTGTTTTTTAAGTATATAGAACCCTACTAATTCTGCACAAATTTGTAGAATATCAATAATATCCTGTGATATGTTTAGTTCTTCAACGGTATTATCAAATTCTAAAAATCCCCATAGCTTATCTTCTATTATTATAGGTAATAATACTAAAGTTCTTACTTCTAAACTTTTTAAGAAAGCAAATTCTTCCTCAGAAAGATGCTTTGCATGGGTAATAAGTGGTCGTTTTTCCTCACATAGTAATTTTAAAGTTTTAAAGGTATCACAGTCTATTTTTTGTAATTTAGGGTCTAACCCAACAAAACGAATTCCTGTTTTACAGGTTTCAATAATTTTTTGTAAGTATTTTTCTTTTTCAAAATACTGAAATATACAACAAGAGGTAAATGCTGAAACATCAAGCATATGTTTTAATCCTGCTTCTAATGCAAGAATAAGTCCACCATTTTTTAAGAGTGCCTTAGAACATTTGTATAAAGCACTCTTATAATTTAATAAAGTTTTTAGCTTTTTTTCTGATAAATTTTTAGTTGTAACGTCTTTTACAGCTACTAAAAAATAATCTTTGCGTGAATTACTTATATTAGCTACTTTAAACTCTCCGTAAAATTTTTGTCCACCTTTTTTTATTTGAACTGCTTCAAATTCTGACATTTCTTTAGTTATTTTATTTCGGAAAATAGAAAAATCATATTCTCCTATTAAACATCTTTTGTCTAATCTATAGAGAACTTCTGCTTTTCTATTTGCATATGTAATCTGCCCTTTTTCAACAACAAATGTTGCTTCAGGATACTCCTCAAAAATTTCATAAAAATTGTCAATCTTTTTCCTAAATAGAAACCCTAGCATAGAAACACCAACTTCTATTTTCCACCCGGAAAGAATTTTTCCCAATTTGTTAAAATATAAATGACTATTGCTCCAAATCCACCACCAACAGCATATAATACTTTTTGATACCACGCAATATTATTGTCCTGTTGTTTATTTCCGTTCCTTACCATCTCCTGTAATAATTCTATATTAGCGTTCTCGGCAGTTCTAACAGCAAGGTCTTGTTTTCGAGCAATTTCAGCTACAACAGCAGTTAGTGTATTTACTGCGACTTTCATTTCAACTATATTACCAGAAAAATACTCATACGCTCGAACCATCATAGCAATATCCTGATTGCTAATATTCTTATTTGGGTCTATTTGAGTTATTGGTGTCTGCGTGTTCTGTAAATTTGTCTGAGAGTCCAAAGCTGTCACCTCTTTTGTATATTGTATTTGCAAATCCTAATAGATTATCACGACTGGAATTAATTTCGTCAAGAGATAAATCACCATAAAAACATAAAGGTGAAGAATTTCTTTCTTTCTGTTCATTCGCTGCCCAAGTTCCACTCCATTCATCAGGAATATCTAATTTAGTTTTACTTAATTTTTCTTCTGTTTTTCCAAAATCGCAATAAGAAAGGGCATCAGCAAAAGTTTTTACAGGTTTTGTTACTTTTATACCTTTAAAAACATTATCTAATGCTTTAAGGTCAAAAGGTTTATGTAAGTAATCTACAATATTTAATTTCTTCATTATAACTTCTGAAATTGGACATTCATCACTAAAACCAGTCATTAAGCAAATTTTAACATTTGGATTTATTGCATTTAAATATTTAACAACATCTTCACCTGTCATTCCCGGCATACGATAATCTGTGAGAACTAAATCTAATTCTTTAGAGTGTTCTTCAAAATAATCAATACCCAATTCTGGAGAAAGCATTGTTATTATTTCATAATTATCTTCAAATACTTCTTTCATTACTTGGAGGAAGAAAATATCATCATCTATCATTAGTATTCTTTTTCTATTACAGTTAATTGATTTATTAATTTTATTTTTTCCTTTTATTATCATTATTCTTACCTCCTTTTTATGTAATATCAACGTCTATGTCTAAAACGCCAAGGATAGTTGTCTGAATATTAATTTGTGTTTCAATAATGTTAACTTCAGTTCTTATATTGTTTATATAAGCAACCATGTCTAAATATTCCTGTTCAATATAACCAAAATCTGACCACTTATGTAAATTTAATTGTTTATACTCAGGATATAGGTTTGTTATTTGTGCATAAGCTTGGTCTTTGAGAAAGGTAATTCTTATAACTTTCCACTCTTCCAGAGTGTGTTGTGTGTAATACATTCAGGTAAATGTATCAGTTTCCGGGTCATAACACATACCAACCATTACAGAAGGATTTTCTGTAATGTCATAAAGTGTTAGTCCTTCTTCTAAAATAGGAGGATTTTCTTCCTCCCACTCAAAAATATTTATTACACTATTATTTTGTATTACTGCATATACTTTATGATACATAAACCCTTTCCTCCACTACCACCATTTCCATTAGTATGAGCACAATATCCTCCACCACCACCTGCACCACTATTTGCAGAAGCGTTTCCTCCAGCAACACCAGAACTATTTCCCCCGTTACCTCCAGTGCCATTGTAACCTCCACCCCCACCACCTCCGCAATTTCCAGAATTTCCGATAGTTCCACCAGAAAATCTTTGACTACTTCCACCGGGAAATGCTTTAATTCCTCCGTTACAAGCACCATATCCCCATTGAGGAACAGCTTGTTTTCCACCTAGTCCACCATTCACAGATAAATAAGTTCCTAATGTAGAAATTCCACCATTACCCCCATTTACAACAGTTGCATTTCCTCCTGTTCCACCTGAACCTAATACTATTGAAATAGATTGACTGGGGGTTACATTTACAGGGAAATTTTCATACCAATAACCAGAACCTCCACCTCCACCTGCTCTAGCACCTCCACCTCCACCCCCAACAAGTGTTGCGTATAACATATAAACATTTGCTGGAACAATGAAAGTTCCAGAGGAAGTAAAGGTTTGTGTAATTAAAGAGTCCATGTCAATATCAACAGGAGTTAATATTCTTTCTTCTGGAAAACCCTCTAAATTTACGACTAAAACTTTACTTCCCATATAAAAACCTATGCCCTTTTGATTGGTGTTCCGGGTTCAAATTCAAGTTCAGTTGCACTGATAGCTTTTCCAACATACTGAACAACATTTCCTGAACCTGTTGGAACTGTAGTTGTAATTTTTCCTGCGGAAGAAGGATTGAGGAAATATTTTGCCCCTACAGTAAGACCAGAAAGTTGATTGTTTATTCTTCCGAAGTAAACTAAAGCTGTATCTCCTGTGTTAAATGCTGCAAGAACATAACCTTCGGCAATTTTTCCAGAAGCAGAGGCATCAGCTAATCTTGCTTTTGCTGCTCCACCATCGTCAAATATGTTAATCATATCTCCTGCTACTACATCTTCAAATGCTGGAAGATTTTTAGCATCTGCCCCGAAACCCGGAGGCATTACTGATGGGTCGAGTGTGCCTGTGTCGAGTAAAGCTACTAAGTCTCCAGCGTTACCCACTCCACCAGAAGTAGCTGTCCCTGCTTTTTCTTCGGGAAATCCGTCTGTTCCTAATTGCAAATATTTTTTCGCTGCCATTTGTTATTCCACCTTTCGTTATTTAAACCCTTGTAAAGGGTAATTTTATATCTATAAAAATCTTAGTCGGGGTAATTACATACCCTAAAACAAAAACTAAACCTACAGAAGGAGGAGTTTGGGTTAACATTCCATTAGTTCCTAAATATATAGGTTTGTTATATTCCCAATTCCAAGAAGGTTCAGTAAATTCACCTTTTACTGCTATGTTTAACCTACTGCCGATATTTTGAACAGCGTGTTTTGATATACCAATAAAGTATTTTTTATGCTCTAAATTTGAATTGTCCGCATAATAAGCAGTATTATTATTTACAATAACTGCTCTTTGTCCACCAATAATTTCTCCAGCTAAAACTTCAATGTCAGTAGTATAGTAATTAAAGGTATATGTTCCACCTTCAACTATATCTAATTTAGTAACTTGCTTTTGAGTTTTTAGTATAACATTTTTAGTTTCTGCTTTTAATTTTGTTGGTGTTTTTCTTACAATAAGTTTTACGTTTTCACTGTCCAGAACTTTAACTTTTAAAGGTTTCTTTTCTGTTTTTAATAGTGTAGAGGAAACAACAGGTTTTACTATTGTTATATCTTTTTCAGTTTTTAAAATCATAAGTTTAATTCCTATCTTGTTACTGCTGGAACTATATTAATTGTTCCTTTTATTAGTGTTTCTTTTTCATTAGTAATAGAAACCATTTCTAAATCATACACATAAGTATTTTCAAAAGTTGCTGTTTCTAAAGCAGAAAGATTTAAAACTATTGTTCCTAAAGCACCACCTAAAACAATGTTTCCTGATGTAGTTGAAAGTTCTTTTACAATATTTGTATCTTCTACAAATTTTCGTATTTGCATTTTTGCGGTGTAATCTGTAAGATTTATGGGTGTTTCAAGAGCATCATCATCACATAGTGTAAAAGTCATATTAAAATTTCTTGCTTGATTTATTTCTAAATTATATTCGATTTCTTTTATTCCTAACATTGACAGTCTCCTTATTTTTTATTTATTATAACAGGTTATTTTTAATAGTAAAACACTTATTTTAATTTTATTGAGAAATTCCAAAAATTCCTAGACAGTAATAATATCTATACTTAGAGGTAAGAGGATAAATAATTTCTAAATTTCCAGTTTGTATATCAAATCTATGAATATTATGAGGGTGTGTTAAATCTCCAGATAATACAAATAGTTTTCCCTGATATGAAACAACATCTATTGCCTGCCCGGTTGAACTTTCAAAATACATACCTGAACCATCAAAATCCCCAACAGACCCAAGATAATTTAAAGTGTTAGCATCAAATTTAAAAAGGCATTTAATGTTTTGCGCACCCACTACCTGAGAGGTATCACACCGACCCCAAGCGTATAAATACCCCTGATAGTAAAATATTTTACTAATTCCATACCACCCTGAGTTATTTACGTTAATCGGAGAAATAGTTTGGTGTTGCAAAATTATATCTGCCGAACCTGAAACAATTTCAACCTTTACAAGACCAAGAGAAAGGTCTTTATTATACTTTAAATATAAATATCTTGACTCATTCCCAACGGCAATTTTCACATCTTCTAAATGTCCAGAAGGAATTAAATCTGGAAAAGTAGAAAATTTAAAAACATCTGTGGCATAATCAGGATGCCAAAATAATATTACAATTCCTCTGTTTGATAAATCACAGGCAACAAAATGACCTTTTTTATTCACGCATATTATGTCTGTTAAATTATAATTATTAAAAAGACCAGACATTTGAGTTAAATCATAAGTTCTTATTCTTCCCGGAATTATTTCTGAAATTCGAGGATACTCAGGGTCTCCAAAACCAATAGTGGGATAATGTTTTCTATGATAGTAAGTATAGTAAACATCTCTTTCTCCAGCAGCTTTATGAACATAAGCAAGATTGCTTTTATCTGGAATAGCGTCTGTTATTATATTTTGTTGAGATGTTAAGTTAGAGTCAAGTTTTATTAGCTCTCTCCAAGACATCGGAATTCCACTACCCATAATTTACACACCCTTTAACCGGGTTCTCCTCCTTCAATGTAATGAGAAAACACCTGTATTCCAAAAGGAATTCCCCCACCATAACCTCTTTCTTTTTCTGGAGATAAAGTCCAGTTTGAAAGAGAAGTTATCTGAGGCATATTTTTATTTCCATTTAAATAGTAAACGATTACATCGTCTTTTTCTTTTAAAATTAAATCGGAAGAAACTCTAGGAACTCTTACCAATTCAGCATTTCTTGACATAATTAAAACATTATAGAACCCATCAGTATAATCTCTGGTAATCTGCCCTGTTTCATTTTGGACTCCTTCAATTACGGCACGTCTGGCAACATAATTTCCTCTTTCGATATTTGACATTAAATCCATTGTTTATTATCCTTTTATTTTAAATTATTGTGAAATTCCAAAAACTCCTATTGCCCCATTAGACCCATATTTATTTACTATATCTATTGAGTTTTCTAACACACCTGTTTGAAAATTAAATTTATGTATTTGCAACATTTTACAAACAAAAACTTTATCTTGATAAAATGTAATTTTATCTTTTGTGCTAATAAGTAATTCTCCATAAGCTGTTTCTATATGACCAAGATATTCAAGAGTATTTGCATCGAACTTATGTATGTATTTATATAAAGGATTAAGACGTTCTCCTGTATTAACTTCTCCAATAGCATAAATGTAACCGTTATAGTAATGAAATTTGTGTAATCCAATCCAACCTGTGCTACCAGTTCCATCAAATGTAGGAATAATATTTTGATTTACTATTATGTCAGTCCCACCATTAACTATTTCAAGTTTCACTAATCCTAATACTCCTGCATTAACATTAGGCATATAACTAACAAAAATATATTTTCCATCAGGTGTTCCACAAATATGTAGATATTCTATATTATTAGTGTCTAAATTTGGAAAAAACGAATACCGAATATCACCATCTGCTAATTCTTTATACATATATTGTATTACTATGCCTTTGTAAGTTTTATCACGAAATAAAAATAATCCTCTTTTATTTAGACACACTAAATCATAAAACTCAATTCCATAATAATTAATAACTTCTCCACAAGCATCAGCATCCATAATTCGTTTTCTTCCCGGTGTTATTTCTGCTATACGAGGAAGAGTTTCCCAATCAAAAAATTGCCCATCCCACTCCCAAAAATACATATAATATACATCTCTATCTCCTGCAACAGCTTTTACATGACCTGTTTTTTTTGTCTCTATAAGAGGCACAGCAGTCGTTATAATGTTTTTATTGTTTTCTAAATTTGTATTACAATTTGTAAGTTGTTTGAATTCCGAAAACGTTGACCAAGCCAAAATTTACCACTCCTTATTCGGGTTCTGTCCCTGCCATGTAAGTTACAAACATATTAATTCCAAAAGGAATTCCTCCACCATAACCTTTCTCTTTCTCAGGAGATAAAGTCCAATTAGAAAGAGAAACTATTTGAGGCATGTTCTTGTTACCATTAATATAATAAACAACTACATCATCTTTATCCTTTAAAACTAAGGAAGATGCAACTCTTGGGACTCTTACCAGTTCCTCATTTCTTGCAGTAATTAATACATCATAAAACCCATCAGTATAATCTCTGGTAATCTGCCCTGTTTCATTTTGAACACCTTCAATTACTGCTCTCCGAGCAACGTAATTTCCACGTTCAATATTCGTCATTGAGTCCATTATGAATTGTCCTTTCCGATGCCTTTTAGGGTAATTCCATAATCACTTTTATCTGCGGAAATTTCAAATTTCAAGCTATCTATTGGTTCAAATACAGTCATATTTTTTGCTGAAATAGGCATTGATAAATATTTTCCCGGTTCAAGCTGAAACATCGGAGGGGCAAGAACATTAATATCAAGATTTCTTTTAGTTTTTTGAATTGCTATTTGTCCAATTCTAAAAGCAGTATCTTCATCTTTAACATTATTATTTATAATATTTTCTTTTCCTCTAAGTTCACCATTACCCATAGTATCCCTGTGAAAGGTATCTACGACTTTAAGATTTATTCCTGCTTGTAATGCTTTTCTTTGCTCTAAATATTCAGGTTCAGCATCAACAGTCGGGGGAAATGGGTCTGGAACTGGTGTAACTATAGGTTTCTGTGTTGGTGCAGTATAAGGAGTTAAAGGTATCCATGTATAAAAATCTAATGCTGCGGTGTCAGGATATTGATTTAAAAATCCTATTTTTCCATCAGAAGAAAAAGCATTATAATTTTGGTTTAAAAACCACTGATTGTTGAAATCATCAAGTAAAAAATTTTGTCCATTTCCTGTATAAGCAGCAGTTTTATAATCATCAACAGAATAACCATCCAACCAAGCTTTAAAAATAGGAGTTGTATTTGCGTAGAAAGCTATACCTGTGCAATTTTTACCGCTAGCGTCAACACCAATGTGTTTTATTCTTATAGTAGGTTTTCCTGATGTTCCATTAGTAAGAAAATAAAAAAATCCTCTTTTTCTTGGAAAAGGCATCGTAGAAGTTGCCATATTTCCGTTTGCATACACATATTTTTCTGAAACATATTGAAGTTTTGTTGGGTCAACATATAGATAAGGATAATATTGATACAATCCACCATCCTGTATCCAAATCTGACCTATATTTACACTACTAATAGTCCGATATTCCGGTGTAGGGTCGTTTCCTTCTGTTCTAAAATAAGAAGGATTTAATTTAATTGTTCCAGTTGTTCCGGGTTCATTTTTTAAAGCACTAAAATAAAGAACTTTTCCACCGGGAGGGGTTTCTGTTGACGATGGATTATTATGAATAAGATTAATCATTTGAGGAAGTAAAGATTTCATTTCCAAAAGGTTTAATCTTATTCTGACATTTTTAGTTAATGTATTTGCGGAACTTCCCTCCATTACAGGCATTACACAACCTCCTCATAATATGTGGCAACCTTAATTAGTTTCACAACATTCACAGTATTTATCCTATCAACATCATTATCTGATACATCAATATCCCCTCTGGTTAATGACTCAGGTAAAAAGAAATCAGCATTTTCAGGATATTCTTCTTCCAGAAGCATAGGTCTAATTTCAAGACTTAACCTATCCGCATCTAAAGGAATAATTACCCAATATGCAGGAACAGCTTGACAGATTTCTTCAATAGTTTTTATTGGTTCAGCATCTTGAAAATTAAATTCAGTATATAAATTAAAGTCTGTAAACTTACATTTTATTGGAAAATAATCTCTTGCAACTTTAGTATTTTGACTATCTATTACTTTTTTAGCAATGTCATTAATTAACCATTGTGCTGTGTAAGGATTTTGAATAAGAACAGGGAATTTATCACTTACCCCCTGTGACCATTTAGTATCTGTAAGTTCTAATATTTTTGTATTCTTATCCAATTTATAGTTATTTTCTTGGTCTAGGGCATTTACAAATACTTTAGTTATGCCATATCTTGCCTCTGTTATAGTAAGAGAATTTGCTATAAAATGCCTTCCTGTGTTTAATGGGGCAGTTGCTACTCTTGCAAGACATTCTTCTGCACAATAAGATTTAAAGTTAACATTTCTGAATAAATATTCACTAATTTCATCAACACCAGAATAAGTTACTTCTGTTGTTCCCTCAATTTGTTTAATTACGAGTCTTGGAAATATTCTGTAATAAATTTCTGAACCGCATTTTGCCATAAATACTATTTTTAGAAAATGCCGTTGTCCAAGTTCCGCAGAATAAATTCCTTTTTTTAATTTTTGAGAAATTGAATTTGCAGGATTGGTATAATATCTGGAAAAATTACATAAGGTAACAGAAAAAGAAATAGGTTTATTCTTACCCCAATCTACAGAAACCGCAATAACATCTTGATAATTTATTAATGTTTCTTTTGTGGTTTTATTATCAGGAGTTTGCACGTAAACACAAACATAAAATTCTGCTAAATATTCATCAAGAATAGGTTCATCTAAAGAACCTTTCTGCATTGAGGGAAAGTATAATTCCTTTCCATAGGTCGCTGTAATTGGAATAGCTTTTGACCAATTTCTAGGAATAAATCCAATATCATTTTGAACTCTTGGTAAATCTTCATAAACTGCCCCTATTAATTTTGTGTCAAAGTAAAATTTATGATATTCTCCTATAACTTTATTAATGTTATCTTTATTCCATTCTAAATGATTGTTTGTGTATTTAGAAGTTATTTTTTGTCCTTCTGTTCCACCATAAAAACTTGAAAACTCATATTCACTTTCAATGTAAGGACTTTCATCTAACTCGGAAGCTAAATGATTACTTGTTAATTTACTCTGTGTAATTGGAGAATTATCTGAATTCCAGTCCATAAAATTACTCCTTAATCATTTCCATAGAAAAAGAATGTGGTTTGTCTGGTGTTACCATTTGCGTCTTTTGTTCTGGAGGGTCTTAACATTGCCCAAAAAGGTAATGTTGCATCAGTATCTAAATCACCAAGTAACAAATCTGAATTTGTTAAAGTGTTTCCATCATAATTATTTTCGTCTGCTTCTTTTGCTAAGTATAAATCTTCTATTTCATCAGAAATTACAACAGTTGAAGTATTTCCATCAGCAGTAAGAGCAGAAAATCTAATATTCATTCCGAATATTTCATTATTAGTTGTGCCATCACAAACTATTGTAAATTCTTGCGTTTCATTTTCAGGAGTGGTGACATTTACGGTTGTGGAACTGGTAAAAGCAAAAGAGTATGTTCCTATAAGAGGTAATTTATAAGCACCTTCAAATAATATATCAAAATCGTCAGGACTTTCACCCTCGTAAGGGTCATCATTAAATGCCACGAATCCAGCATTAGGGTATTCACATTCTGTAATATCTGTTTTCTCAATATATTCAACATCTTTGTTCCACCTGTAGTATTTTGCAATATGATTGGGGTCAAAATTATTCCACCCTGTTTTAGCATAAGCACCAAGAATAGCTTTAGGTGTAGTATAAAGATGTTCTACATAAATATTATTTAATATTGCTCTTGTAGTGCAACCAACACATTTAAATCTTATCCATAGCATCATTTTATTATTTATTTTGTTTCGTAACCATTCATCTCTATTAATATCTAAAAATAATCTTCCGTTCTGAGTCATTCCTAAAGTTGCGTCATCTAAAAATGAAGTAAACCAGTCTGTTCCATTAAATATCTCAATTCCAAGAGTATCGTATTCTCCGACTGTAGCAAAATCGAAATAAATTCTTCTGTAAAATTGATTTAACCCTACGTAAAAGAAATCATCTGCTCCACTTAGAAAAGGAATTTCCCCTGTAGGTAATTCTGCGTAATTTCCAGAGGTATATAAAAGACAGGTAAGTCTTGAAGTATTTTTTGTAACTATTTTATGACTTTCTTTTGCTTTATACACCTGTTTGATATTATCCATAGCATCGGCACGAATAATATCAACTCCAGTAAGGGCATTTCCCGAAGTGTTTGTATATGTGCCATTTTTTAGTCCGGGAAATAATGAAACTTTAAAAGCACCAATAGGACTTCCTATATTATTTTTTACTCCCAATCTTTTTGCTTTTTCATTTCCGGGAATAACTATTCCGAAATCGTGCGATTGAATAATTTCTAATTGGTCGCTGTTTAATAAATCAATAAAACTCATGTCGATACTCCTTTATAATATTTGTATTACTAACAAACTTAATGTAAATGAATAAATTTCTATATTATCTATAGCACCACCAGAAGGTGTTCCATCAAAATCTTCAATTATTACTCTATACTCTCTGTAAGAGTCATTAGTGTAATATCTACGCAAAATCTTGTGTGTTGCAGGTTTTTCCTTATACCAAGCATCAAATTCTTCAAATAAAGTTCTACTCATCCAATCCCCTTCGACAACTATTTTACTTCCTCGTTCACTAACACCTCTGTCAAGGAAAGTATCTACAGAAGGAAGAGGATTTCCTGAACCGTCATAACTTGGTGCAGAAGAGCAGGATATAATTCTTTTAGATGCTCTTGGAACAGGACTAAAATAAGGTTCGTAATCAAAATACTTAATTGTTGTTCTGGTTAAATTTGCTAAAAAAGACTGACTTGCCATTTATAAAATACTCCTTCCGTAATACTTAGAAGCTATTACAGAATTTACTAATCCTCTTGTGTTCTGTTTAATATCTCCATTCGGTTTCACTGACTTATTATCAATATACGCATTATAAGAATTACCTTGTGCAGTTGCTAAAGATTTCTTTATGTCTCCCAAAAGTCCTGCTACTCCATCTTTTAATTCTGAGAAAAATTGTTTTGTTTCTCCAGAAGGCATTGTTACAGTTTGTTTGCTCTGTAAGTTTGCCATATTGTATCCTTCTTTCTGGACAAGTATATTTTGCGTTTGCACACCACTTACCATACCAGTTCTGAAGTAATTTGTAAAGTCCTCAACTGATTTTGCTACAAGTTTTGTTCCAAATCTTTCTCCTGCTTCTTGTGCCATTCTATCATTAGAAGGATTATCAAATCCATACAAAGGTTTAAATGTGTAAATTACTCCAGAACTTTGTTGACCTGAAGGACCAGAAATTGCACCGGGCATTTGTGGAGCTTGCCCTAATCCTGAAGAAACTGTTGCAGAATTTACTCCTATACCACTTACTGTAACACCAATACCACTTAATCCTCCTGTTGCCTGTGTGGGTCTTCCCATATTTGCTTCATTTTGTGCTTGAATTAAAGGATTAAGTGTTTCTACTTGTGATTGAATTGCCGCAGTTTGTTTGCTTAATATATCTGTTTGTTCTTTTAATACTTCATCATCTAATGTTCCTTGAATATTAGTATCAACAGTTTGATTTGGTTGACTAAACCTACTCCCAGTATCATTAAGCTGCTGTAATTTACCTTTATTTTTTTCTATTTCCGCATAATTAGCTTTGACCTGTGCTGCGTTATCATTAGCAATTTTAGTTGATATTTGAACATTATCAATTTGACTCTGTAAATCTGTTACAGATTTACCCAATGATTGATAAGTTGATAAAATACTTTTTCCTGTATCAGATAAATACTGACCCTGTTTTGCGTTTTCTTGAAGAACCAAACCAATTTTTCTGTATTCTTCTAACATTGCTTTAGTAGAGGACATTCTTTTAGCAAAATATATTTCTTCAGAAATAATTTCTGCATCTACGAGCATACGTAAAAGTTCATCTTCTAAATCATATCTATCCTTTATTCTATTTAATTTTGCTTCATCTTCTTTAGACCAGAAAGTTGCTTCTTTGTCTAATTGCTCTTGCATTTTAGCTTCTTTATCAGTAATTCTTTTTGTTTCTGCTGCGTCTTTGTCTGCTATATATTTTTCTTCCAGAGCTTTTTTCTGAATTTGATACCATTCATCTACTTGATACCTGCTTAAACCCATAGCTTCATAAGCTTTTTTCTGTTTATCTAAAGACTCTAAAGCATTTTTATAGTCTATTTCATAAGCTCTATAATTTGCTTCTGCTATAGCATATTCTAATGCTTTTGCTGCTTCTGCTTTTTCTGCATCTTTAGCTTTCTGAGCTTCAACCATCTCAGTATAACGAGCTAAACTTGATTGATAAACCTCAGAATATTTACCTTTCATAGCTTCAGCGTAATCTTTATCTATTTCTGCCCTGCGTTTAGTGAACCATTCTTCTACTTTTACTCTTTCTATTCCACCCTGAAGATATTTTTGTGCTTGTTCTTTTGCAGAATAAATTGACTGTTCTCTGGAAAGTTCTTCATTACCTTTTTCCATTCGAGTCTTTTCCCAATAGAAATCTAAAGCGGTTTCTTTTCTTGTTCCTGCACTAATAATAGCATTTGTATTAACACTATCAAGGAAACCATAAGGTTTTTTAGGGTCTTCAAAAGTTAAGAGTAAATCGGAAGAAATATCAGCAGATTTTTCAGTGTTTATGGTTGTTAACTTTGCCTGTGCTAAGATTGCATCAAGAGTCTTTGCTGCTTCTGATAATCCTGTTTCTATGATTGTGTAAGGAGAATAAGATTGAGTTTCCATACCAGAAGAAACATATCCACTCTCTCCAGTTTTTAAAGAAGAACCGTATTGTGCTACTGCTTCAACTGTCCCTGCTTTGAAATAATTTGCTAAATCCTGTGAACTTTTATTAATAGTTTGTAAAGCCGTATCATATCCTGCCTTTATTGCCATAGCATCATTTACAGGGTCATCAAATCCTAAAATTTGAGCATTTGACAGAGTTTTGGTCGATGCTTTTTGCCTACCACTAACTCCGGGAGGGGCATTTACTTTTATAGTGGTAGTTAAATCAACTTTAGTGGGTTCTTTTTGTGCTTCTATTAATTTCCCAAACATGTTATTTACATCAGGGTTATTCCACATGTTTTTTACTATATCTTCACGCTCGGAATATGATTTATTGGTAGAATATTGACTCCCACCTGAAATAGATGTGCTTTTATTAGATGTTCCTTTATTTTTTCCAAAAGCAGATAAGTCTAAAGTATTTAATGCTTCTGACATATCCATGAAGTTACCAAGACCACTTACCTGCGGTGCAGTAATTGTATTTATAGTTCTGAGTGAATTTGCAAGTTCATTAGCGGATTTAACAGACCCATCAAGACCTGTTTTCATTGAATTAATATTTCCTGCTACACCTGTGGAAGCATCAGCAACAATACCTAATTCTTCTCCCATTTTTTGAATTGCTGTGTTTATGTCATTTGTTGAAGCAACACCATTTACCATTGTAAAACCAAATTTTTGAAGTTCTGCCACATTCTTTTTTAAACTTTGATAATATGCTTCTTGTTCACCTGATAATTTATTTCCTGAATTTATAAAATCTTGTGCTTTTTTTAACCATTCCAGAGCAGCAGGATTTACAGACTCTTTTAAATATCTTATAGCATTATTAGTAACTGTCTGAGCATTAATAGAAGTATCTCCCATAGCAACCCTTAATTTTTGAGAGTCTATATAATTAGCATAAGCTAAATCTGCTCGTTCACGTTCTTTTATAAGAATTTCTTTTAATTTATCATCAACAGCATCTAAAGCTTGCTCTTCACTGGTATAACTTTTAATTAAGCTTTTAGCGTAACCATCAAGTTCTTGTCCTGCTTCAAGTTGAGCAATTAAGGGTTCAACCATATCTTTTTGTAGGTCTAAGGAAGCTTCTAAAATATCACGCTGTTTTAAAAGTAATTCAGTTTCTTGTTCTATAGTATAAGTTTTTGTAACATCTTGTTTTTTTGCTTCTTCAGTAGCTAAAAGAGCTAATTTTAAATCTTGCTCTTCTTTTACTAATCGTATTCTTTCATCTAATTCTTTTCTTGCAAAATCACGTTCTAAAAGAAATCTTCTGCTTGCATAGTCCGAAGCAAGTTTAGTTTTATCAGTTTCATATTTAGCATATTCTTTAAATTCTTCCTGAAGAGCAAATATAGCTTTTTTCTTTTCAATATCTATAGACTGGAAGTTATTAGTTCCACCGGAAGCAATTTTACTTGCCATTTCTAATCTTATCTTATAAGTATCAATAGCAAGTTTTTTCATTCCATCTGCTATAGATTTTTCTATTGCTAATCTTCTTTCAGCATCATCTTTAAATTCTCCTGCGTATTTATGCATGTAACCTTCGATAGCTTTATAGTAGTCTGCTTGTGTTATTTTACCATCTGCAAGTTTTTCAGTTTGGAATTTTGTAAAATCTTGGAAAGAAGTTTGGGAAAGCTGATTTAATTTTGTTTCTGCTTTTGCTAAATCTTCAGGAACTTTTTCTAATTCTTTTCTATGAGTATCAATATAGGTTTTTTGGGCATCATAGAATTGTCTTGAATTAATTATTCCTTGTTTATATGCCCCCTCATGAGTTTTTGTAAAAAAGTTTAGACCATCAGAGATAGATTGAATATACTCTTTATTTGCTTTTTCAGATAAAGCTGTGGAAGTATTTGTAGCATCTCCACCTTTAATAGCTAAATCTAAAGTTTTAGCAAAAAGTCTATTTTTTTCTTCTCTAGTTTTATTACTTTCATTATCAAGCACTTTTTGTTCATGCAGGAGTGCTATATGTTTAGGAGTATCTTTTAGTCCAGCTTTTTCTAATTTTTCTAAATCTGTTTTTATAATTTTTGCTTTGGCATCTTGGGCAATAATAGTTTGGTCAACAAATAGTAATTTATTTTTAGACTCTTTATATTCTATAGTAATATTATTTAGATTTTCAAATGTCTTTGCATGATGTTCTGCCTGTTTTGTGTAATTTTCATAATCTGCCTGAGTAACAAGAGCAGTTTTTTGACCTTTAAAATCACTTAATACTTTAGCTAAAGCAACATCTAATTTTTTCTTTTCTTTTTCAAAAAGTTTATCAAATTCTACTTCAACACCTGCATCCATCTTATAATTTCTAGAAAAAGTCGCTGCTTTAGAAGTATCTTTTGTATCAGATTGGTAAGTTTTCATATTTCGGAGCATTGCAAGTCTGTTAAAAGCTATGCCTGTTTCATTTGCACCTTGATTTTTTGAGTATATGTCAGCTTCTTTTAAAGCATCTTTAACAAAAGTTTGCATTTTTCCTGCATTATCTAGGGTTTTTACTTGTGGTGTTATACCTTTCCCTACTACAGAAGATTTACCTTTGTCTAGCATATCAAATGCTTTAGTTTTCCAGTCTTGAAATATGTTTGTAGTTACAGTTATGTCTTTTAAAATACCTTCAATTTGAGAAAGTAATTTTTTTCTACCTGTGTTAGAGTCGAATTGTTCTGAAGGAGCTTTTTTTATTTGCGTGTGTGCTTTTTCTAAAAGTTCAACCCCTATTTTATATTTTTCATTTAATTCTGTCCACGTTTCTAAATCTTTTTTACTTAATTCTACACCATCAGTTTTTAATTTATTTAATCTTGTATAATTAGCAAATTGTTCTTTATTTTCACCTAAGTCAGTTAAAATATTTTTTGTGCCCTCAAGTAAAGTTGTGCGTTTAAAAGGGTCTTTTTTGTCAGGAGAAAAATAAATAGGTGTATTATTAAATTTCATACCACTTTTTTTCATTAGGGGGTTTTCATCTGACGTGAACGGAGTAATATCTAAAGGTGTTTGTGCATACTCTTCTCGTTCAAATTCTTTTAAATATGTGGGGTTTAATCCAGAAAAATCAGGTTTTTTAGTTAATTTAAAACCTTGATTATCCATTTTTTCTTTAAAATAATTACGTTGTGCTGCTTTATCTAAATCTACAAAAGCACCATATATAGCTTCACCAGTATCATAAAGAATTTTATTAAACACTGAAGATTTTTCAAAAGTATTTTTTATATTAGACAAAGCTGTAGGTCTTGAATTTGTTCCTAAAGTATCAATAACATTTTTAGTATTAGCAACATTATCAGATAGGGATTGAGGTATTGTTGACCCCTCAGTTTTTATTTGTAAAGGGGTTTTATTTACTTCTAAAATAGAGTCTTTAAGGTCTCTTACACTTTTATCTAAATTTTTAACTTCATCAGTTACGTGTAGTTTTTTTGCCCCTAAATAAATTAATGCCTGTGTAGCTTCTTCTGTTTTAATTTTTGTTTCCAAAGCAGCTAAAGAAATACCTCCTAATACTGTTGCTATGGCAGCAGCACCTAATGTAAAAGGTAAAACTCTTGAAATTGTTGTATATAAACTAATTAATGTAGATTGAACACCTATTAATTTCATGCCTGATGATGCTGCTAATGCTTGGGCATGAGCAATTGCAGTATAAGCTTGTATTAATGTTCCACCTGCGGCAGCAGCAGCAAATAATTTTTGCCCTATCTGTGACATGGCATAACCAGAATATAAAATTCCACCTGCAAGATTTTTATATGCTAAAGGTGCTTTATTTAATTCCATTACTAAATCAGTTAATGATAAAGTTATACTTCTAAATTGGGGTAATACTACCTGTGCCATCGAGTCTGCTAAAGCTTCTTGGGCATCTTGTAAATTTGATACTGCTATTTTATAGGTATTAGACATTCTCTGCATAGCACCTTTAGAACTATCTTCAATGTATGCCATTAAAGCAGTATTCATTGCTTGCATGTCAGTAATTTGTCCACGAGCGTTTATAACAGTTTCACCAGTCATTTCTTTAGCTTTTGCAGCAATCATTTGTTTTGTTATACCAAAACCATTTTTCAAACGAACATACATACCATTCATGGCATCTGCTACTGCTTGTGTTGCTCTTGGGAGGGGTTGAGAGAACGCAGTTGCTAAATCACCAACAACAGTAACCATATCTTTTGTATCTTTTTTAAATGACCCAGCAAACATTTTTAATCTTGCATAAGAACCCATAATTTCTGTAACTTGGAAAGGAGTTCTGATTGCTTCTGCTTTTATCCAAGCAATAGTTTCTTCAGTTTTTTGCACATCTCCACCATAAGATGTGAGTAATCTTGTTCTTAAAGATTGGAATAAATTACCAACTCTAACAACCTCATTTGTTACTCTTGCAAAACCGTTTGCAACACCATCCATTACAACACGAGCTTGTTGCAAAGCGTGAACATTAGCTTGTTCTGCTATTCCTTTTAATTCTTCTTTACTTTTTGCTAACGCTTTATTTTGGTTTTCAACTGCCTTTGTAGCTTTATCTTCAGCTTTAGCAAATTCATTAGCGGATTTTGTTCTTTCAGAAGCAGTTTGTTTTGCTGTTTTCATTTGGTTATTTAATATTTGTGTTTGTGCATTTAATTGTGTAATTTTTAACTGTTCATCTTTTAAAATTTGTTTTGAGTCCAATAATTCTTTGTTTACGAGAGCTAATTTTGCTGCTGTTAATTTTACTGACCCGTCTAGATGATTTTGTATTTGTTTTTCTAATGTTCTTATATTTGTTTTTTCTAGAGAAATATTATGATTTACTCCAGCAATGGTTCTTTCTTGTGTTAATTTTAATTCTTCAATTCTAGCAACTTCTTTTGCTGCTCGACCTAATTTATTTTGTGCTAATACATTATTTATATTCGCAGTTCTTTGTTGTGCATTTAGAGCCTCTAGTTTTACACCTGCATCTTTAATTGAGTCAATTAAACTGTTTGCTCTTGCTGTAAAGCGTAAAATAATATCTACTTGGTTCATTTATCAAAACTCCTTCTAATTAGAGTGTGGGGCAGTTCTATACTTATCAACTGGTGTATTGATAAGGTTCTTATGCGTATCTGAGTTTTTATATTTACTAATTAAACTCTGAAATTCAGACTCAGTATTTTTAGATTTTTTTGTTTCCTTATTAGGAGAATTTTCTTCATCTTTATGTAATACTTTGTCAACTTTTTGGTCTTTTGCACTAATTAAGTTTGACCACCAGAGAATTTGATTTAAAGAAAATTTTTCTGCTAATTCCACAGGGTCTTTTTTCCATCTATCACATAGACTTTCTAAACATTCGTCTAATGTAACAGAATAAGAATTTTCGCTCTCTTCTAATGGTTGAAGTTCTACAGGTGCATTAACTGTATCTTTTGCAACTAAAATAAGAGCTAATTCTTCTGTGTCTAATGTTAAGAGTTCTTCCGTTGTAAGTTCAGGGCAAAGAAATTGGGTCTGAGCTATTGGATTATCTTCTACATCACAAAGGTAAGTAAATTTTAAAGATTGCAAATAGGAAAACTCAGTTACAAGAACCTTTTTTCCAGACTTTAATTCTACTTCTATTGCTCGTAAAAAATACATAGTTCAGACCCATTTCTTTATTCCTTAATTAGAGATTTTCTTTCTCTATATCAAACTTTGCATATCCCATTGGATAATCAGCATTTGCAGGATTTTCGTCAAATACTGCTTCGATTGTTGCATCGAGTATCCATATATCATCCTGATTAACAGTTAAGTTACCTGCTGTGGACTCTGCTTTTGGTATCCAGATAATAACTTTCTTATTTGATTTTGCATCAACAGCTTCAAATAAAAGTTCATTCTGTCCGGGAAGCAGACCTTTAGGATTAAGAGCAATTTCTTTTCCTGCATCAGGAATACATTTGTATTTGCATCTGACTAAGGAATTTTCTGTTAATGCTCCACCTGCTATAGCAAGAATTTCACCAAGTTTCGGGTCAAGTATATAATCTGTTCCAGAAACTAAGAGTGTTCCTGTTGTTGCTGTTCTGCTTGCAACCTTTGTGAATACTGGAACATCAACTGCTGTTACTAAATTCTTATGGTCGAGCTTCAATGATACGAAATCTCCACCACCACGTCTTGTAGCAGTTAAAAGCTGTTGGTCAACGAGGTCTGTTTTCCACCATGCATCATATTCATTAAGACCTGTCCATATTTTTATGTTAGACTGTGCAACACCGATTGCTTCACAGTAATTTTCGGGAGAAATTTGCATCATTTTAGGTTTTAATCTGAAATATGCAGAAGTCGGGATTGAACCTACCTGAACCTGCGGTGTGTTTGACTCAACAACTTTAGCTTCAAGACCAACTTCAACTCCAACATCACCTTGCAGATAACCAACATGTCTGTTGTTTAAATACAAAGCTCCCCCACCTAATTTCATATTATCGAAAGTTTTATAATTTGCAAAGGGTTTCATTTAGATTGACTCCTTTCTTAGTCTAACCAAGTAATTCTACCGTAAGAGTAATTACCTCTGTCAGGGTCATAAAAACCATTGAGTTTGAGGTCTAATGCGGTATAATCGACTGGATTAAAGCTCATAGTTGTTGCGTTTGCTTGCATTTTGAAGCTTTCAAAACGAATTTTTCTACCATCAGTAGGTTTTCTGTGTTCCATGAAGATGTCTGCATATGCAAGAACAAAAGCATCGGGATTAAAGTCAAAACGCTGTTGTGAAAGTTCTGTATATTGATACATTACATTCACTACTACACCATTTGGTATTCCTCCAGATGGTTTAACTTTAAAGAGTCCAGCTTTTTTGTCGAGCAAAGTATCAGATAAAAGATATTTTGCTGTGTGGTCAGCATTATAAAGAACTGGAGAATTACCTGCTGCAATATTACAATGGTCTGTCTGGAATTCAATTAAATCTCCACCAGAAAGTTTGCTTGTTGTGTGTGCTTCTGTTGGATAGAGTCCACAAGTCCATGTTATATCACCATCAACAACTGTTGCACCAACTACTGTTGGGAACGTGGGTTCTGTTGCACCTGTATCTCCACTACCACCTGCGGTATAACAGAAACCATTTAATACTGTTGGTTCTATTACATCACCTGCTGTTATTGCTGCTACTGCTGACCATTCTGTAATAACTTTCCAGAAAGTTGCAATGGTTGAACCAACTAAGTCCTTTAATGCACTGTCTTTTAATCCCATAGCTAATAAAAGATTTAGTGGTTTTATTTCTTTTAATGATGTTCCTGCGTTTACGGTAATTTTGGTTTTTACTTTTCCAATTCTTCTTTTAGGTGTTAAAGCATCATAAGGTTTGTATTCTATAGCTGCTTGAATACTTGAACCATCGGAATAACCAACAGACCTACCATTAGCTTTCATGTCTAACTCACCTAAAGTTACTTCCATAAAGTCTTCCATTTGATTTCCTCCTTTTATTAATTAATCGTAAAATTCTATTTCCACTGGTATAAACATACCAAGATAGAGAATTTCCTGTAAATTTTGGTTTAATACTCCTTGTTGTGAAGGACTTAACTTAATTATAATATTTTTTCCATTTACACTAGGAGAAGGAATTTCTAATAATTTTTTATAAACAGATTTATAAACTAAATCTCTTAATGCTCTTAATGTAGTTCTTAAATTTACATTTCGGGTTATTATATGAATATCCCCAACAAAATTATATCTAAATGAAGGAGTGGGTAACATACCTTTTAAATTCTCTTCTCCCTCAGTAAAATTCAACATTATTAAAGGAAATTGGGCATCTTTAAAATACAAACTTAAATAATCTGTTTTTGAAATCATAGCAATATAATGTTCTGTTCCAACAACTGTTACATTAGGTATAGTTTGTAATCTAGTTATTAACGCATCTTCTACTTCATTTAGCATTAATCTTGCCCCCATTTTCCAATTTTTTCAAATCCTATTTTTGCACCTGTTCCAATTTCCCAATTATTAGTAGTTTTTCTTTTTCTTGTAGAAAGAATATTATCTACGTGCTGTTGAACTTTTTCATTCACTATTCTATCTACATCTGCTTCAGGATAACCTATGTAAGGTCTTTCTGGTATTGGTGCATGGTGCTTGTTAAAAAGTAAATTTTTTCTATTTCCAAATTGCTGAATTCCCATATAAAATAATCTTGCTCTAAATGTTAAAGAAGAAGCTCTAACGTCCCAAGAACCTACTGCTCGTATTTCGCTTAATAATCTTCCAGAGTCATTTAATAATGCTGTGCTATTAGTAGGATTATTTTTTCTTTTCTTTCTTATATAGAGAGTAGAGTCCTGTATTCCCGGAAAAGGTTTACCATCAATATCTACTTCGTTTGCAATGTTTTGTTCTGCTTTATAGATAAGGTCATTCTTTAAAGTTTTAAAGAAATCTGCCATTCGGAGATTTCCTAATTCTTTTAATCCTGATGTATCAGCACTAATAATAAAACCAAACATCATTAAACCCCTTTACAGTAAAAGTTCCTGTGCGTGAATATATAATCCAAGAAAGTCCTTTTCCAGAACACTGGAAGCATTTTTAATATTAAATTCAGCATCTTTTACAATATTCCTTATTTTATAAGTTTTTGTATTTCCTAAAGGAGTAATTATTTGTAATTTATCTTGGTCAGTAATTGTTAGTCCTTCATCGACAAGATATTTTTTAGGAAAATAAAACAACATTAAGTCAGTGGACATTTGTAAACCTGTGTCCATTGTGTCGTTATAAAGACCTACTATATCATAATTTTTATCTGCTTTAGCATCACAAATATAAACTAAAGGTTTTGCTAAAGGCATATGTCTTTCGTAGGTGCTCAATTGTAATTGAGTAAATTCTTGCCGAGTAAAAGCATATAACATTTAATTTATCCTATCGCAAATTGAATAGCGGTTTCTCCAGAAGCAAGGTTTTTATAAAAATCAGTTTTTAATCTTTTACCTTCTTCCATTAAAGATTTACCATTATCCATTTTTATCTCCCCTGTGGGAGAAGGAACTTGGGTAAATTTAGTATTTCTATTTACCCCTACGTAGTAATAACAAGAACCTAAAACGTAATTCACAAGGAGAACTTTATCCCTATCAGGTGTATCAGTTACAGTTTGAGCAATACTACCAACATAAACAAAATTACTATTTATAGAAGGAACTGGTGTTATTCTTATTCCTGCTTGCAGGATTTCATAACTATAAGAAAAAAACTTTGAGAATTCTTTTCTTTTCATTTCTTCTATAGTAACTATTGAAGGATTTTGATAAATGCTAATATCTCGAAAATCAGGTAAGGAGTTATTAGCAGGAACTATTGTTCCCCCCATCAAGTTAAAATTACCAGTATCAACAGGTAAAAATGCTTGACTTGTTAATGCTTCAGGTAGTATCACTTCAGTCACCTTAATAACAGAAGGGTCTAGAGGATATACGTCTTGCCCGGCAACTATAGGAACAACAAAACGTTGTGATTTTGGTCGAAGCTTGCTGTATTCCTCTAGAGCTTCTTTTAAAAACAAGGAGACTAAAGGTTGAGTAACCTCTTCATTTGAATAGAGATTGCCTAATCTTAAATAAAGTTCAGCTAAAAGTTCTCCTTGTGATACGTTCATAAGTTTATACCTTCTTATTTACTTTCTTTGGTATAGTCTGTATAATACCATCTACAACTTCCACATCATTCAATGTAGCATCTTCAAAAGTATCATACATTTTTTCCATTTGGGAAGGTTCTCCTTCAACAGTTCCACCGGGAACTACTTTACGAGAATTCCCATCTATATAAATTATCTGGACTATTCTGCTTTTGTTACGATAAAGTTTCTTTGCCATTCTATTTCTACTTCCTTTCAATTCTTAATTAAGCTATTAAAGATACGGTTGCATAGAAGTCGGAACTTACAAGCTTTTTGCCATATCTTGTCATAACTGCTTTTCTTGGTTTGAAATTTGTGTCCATAAAGGTCTGAGTCATTGTTAAAGGAATATATGGAGCATATACATAACCAGTCTCCATAAAGTTGCTACCCTTATAACCCATAAGAATTTTTCCTGTGGTGAAGAGTGGGTCAACAAATATGTCGTATTTGTTCTGTATTGTTCCGAATATGTTTATACCTTTTACAACTGAACCATTACCTGTTATGTCACCTAAGAATTTGAAAGAGTTAAGTTTTTCCATTCTGGAAGCTGTATCAGGGTCAGTTACTATCCAGTTAGGATAAACCTGTCTCTTTTTGTATATTTCTGTTGCAGCATCGCACATTGCACCAAATAAAGTATTATCATACTCATTTTTGCTGTAACCAGAAGCAGTTCCGGGATAGGTTGTGTGCCAGTTTACATTTGCTCCTGCACTACCAAGAAGGTCAAGAACTACGGAACGGTCGATTTCTCTTCCGATTTCGTCTCCGAGAATTCCAACAAGTTCAGACTCAACATCAATGCTATGATATGCCATCATATCTTGTTGTGCTTCGAGTGTCCACTGTGCTTTAAGTCTTCTTTCAGTAACCTCTACACTATCCTGAGTTACACCGAGTTCAACTTCTGGATATGTGTCAACACCTTCAAAACTGAAATCATAATCTACTGTTACTGTTGCACCTGTAGCAGGGGCAGCAGAAGCAGTTATAGCACCAGTAGCAGATACGAAAGATGCTATAGATACGGCAACGGCATTAACATAAAGAATTGGGTTCTTTATTGGTGCTTGGAGAGTTGTAAATACTGTATTTGAGCTATTAACTAAACCAGTTGGAACTTCTCCTCTTCCACCGATGGAATAATAAGGATTGAATTTTCCTCTGTTGGATATAGCAGTATTACCATAGTTCTGAATATCCATTCTATCACCGGAAGCTGTGGGAGCAAGAGTTTTTGAGTATTTATAATCTACGTAAAAAATCATTCCAGTGGGCATTGGCATAGCTTGAACGCTAACCAGTCTATTAGCAATGAGTTTCGGGAATATTCTACGAATTAATGGAAATGCGTATGTGGTGAAAGGATTAACAACAGAAGTTGTAGTTTCTTCTTCTATATACCTTTTTGTGTTATCAAGTAACTGTTCTAAGGTCATTCTATTGTAATCATTAGAAATGCCCTCAGTAAGATGTGCCCATCTTTCATTTCTTTCTTTACATTCTTGTATCATTTGTATTTGTGACAAAACTTTAAGCATTAATTTGTGCCTCCTTCATTAACTTAATCCTGCAAGTTTTCTCATTCTTGCAGCATCAAAATTTATAACTGGTGTTTCTTCTTTAGGTGCATCAATGTTAACTACACCATTTCCAGTATTAACTTTAGACTCTGTTACTTCTGTTTTTGTTGCCTGTGCAAATACTTCGTCAATAAAAGATTTTTCTCTGTCGAGATTTACTTTTATTTCTTCAGATTTTGCATAAGCTCTCAGTCTTTTTTCAAGTAAGTCTTTATGTTTGTAACCCTGTAAGGACTCCATAATTAAGACTTCTTTAGCTTCTTTGTCGAGTTTTTCCTGAAGAATTCCTGTTACTCTTGCAAGTTCTGTTTCAAGGTTTCTCAGTTTGGACTCTTCAACAAGTTCTTTGGTTTCTTCTTTAGGAACAATCATGTCTTTTACAGAATTTATTACAGAAAGACCAAGTTTTATTTCCTTGTCTTCCATAATTTCCTGTCTAAATTTCTCTTTGTTCTCCTGCAAAAGTTTAGAAACCCTTACATTAATAGACTCTTCAACGTTTTCTTTACTTGTGTTAGTAAATTCTTCGTGAAGTTGTGTTATGAGTTCTGGAAAGTTTTCTTTAAGCATAGCAAGTGAAAATTCTTCTGCTAAGAATGATTTACCCTTCATTTTCATCTTTTTATCCATAGCGTTTGAACCATCACATTCCGCAGTTTTGTTCTTGCTGCTTTCTTCTACTTTCTCTGTCTTTGTTTGTTCATTCATAGGTGAACCTCCTTCATCATTATTTTTACTTTCATAATATTCTATCCCGGCAAATTCGTTTGACTCATCAACTACGAAATCTATGCCAGTTAAATCAAAATCTTTAACCCAATTTCCATATTTTCCTGTTTTTGGGTCAACTTTACGGTCTAAAAGGGCAAAACCTCTTGTTGAATTTCCTACTCCGACTTTAGAACGAATTAATTTAGATAGTAAATCTCCAGCAGGTGTAGGTAATACATCACCTTCATATCGGACTAAATCATTATCCATATAAATTTTAGTATAAAGAAAAGCGGAATTAGCTAATCTAGCTTTTCCTTTTTCTGGGTGGTCAACTTCACCAAGAATTTTACCTGTCATTACTTTAGGTTGTGCACGTTCAACGAATTTATTACATTCTTCTAAAGTATAATACCTATCATTATCATTAAGAACATCAGCTTTTGTTGCTATACCTTTTATGATTTTAATAGGTAATCCTTCACGTTGAACTTCTTCCATTATAAGTTCTCGACTAAAGTATTTAGTTTCTATTGGTATTTTTCCCATTTAAACTATCTCCTTTCTCAATTGTTGTGCTCTTTTGCTCATAGCGAAAAGGTCAAAACAAGAGAAATCGACAATGTTTTGTGTAAAAAATTGTCTATCCATATTTATTTTATGCTCTAAAAGTAAAACTCTTTGGGTTTCTCCCACAAAAGATTTTTTGTAATTGTATTCATAAAGATTAGAAAGCATTTCATCTGCTCTATTACAATAGTCAAGACTTTCTAAATAAGGTTTTTTATTATTAAATTTAGTTCTGTCAATTTGCAAATTCTCAGGTTGAGCATATTCAATCTTTAATGTGCATTTGCAATTACTTAAACATCTACTTGACCCTGCTCCCGGAGTTGTAGGTAAAGTTTCAGGATTATAAGGACTATTAGCAGCATAACCAACACAGTCAGGGCAATTATCGCAAGCTTCATCTAAAATCCAATGTATAGTTGTTCCGTTTGTGGGCATAGCTTCTACTTTTCCAGCATCATAAATTGAGTCAACAAAATCTATATACATTCTTAATCTATCAAAGTAATCCATCTTACCTTTACCGTTTGTTACATCAGAAAGAAAGTTTTCTAAGTATTTATATTCTTCTTTTCTTATTTTAGTTAACCATTTTTTATCTTCTTTTGGCATAGATACTAATTTTAAATTAAGTCCTGATGCTTTAGAACCTGTCATAAATGCCTGTTCATAAGCAACTTTAAATTCTTTCCGAGCAGAATTTTTAAATTGATTAGCACTTATTTCTCCATTTATATATTTTTGGAGTAAAGAAGAAAGACTATTATACATTGTGTTTTTCAGGTCTTTTAATTCAGCTTTTTCTATCTGGTCTTGATTAGGGTCTTGATTAGGATTAAAAACTTTACTATAAACAGCACTAAGTTCTTTTTCCATAGAACTTGTAAGTTTATTTCCGTAAGATTTTTTATTATCTTGGGGAGCATACTCTAATATGTATTCTTTAGTTGCTATACACATAGTGTTTCCTCCTGAATTTCTTTTCCTAATTTCCAATCTAAAAGCATTTTAGTTTCTTGCAAAAGTTTCTTATTTCTCTGCTTAAACGTGTTTATCATACTTTCTGTAATTGCTGGAGCAGGTTCTACAGGAGGATATTGCTGCTGTAATTCATACCCTAATGCTGTGTCATTTCTTATATTTTCTTCATTATCAACTTTTATTTTAGCAATTTCTTCATCGGAAAGACTAAAGAATTTTTGTAATAACCATTCATCAGGTAATTGTAATGAAGCTTTTAAAGTTTGGACTACCTGTGCTTTGACTTGTTCCATATTCCATTTACGAAGTTCATCAATAGCACTAATGATGGGAAGAGATATTTTGTATTCAGTATTTTCATAATCTATATCATTAAGGACAAGAACAGTATTAAATAACTGTTTTACTCCTTCTTGCACAGCATATTGAATTCTTCTTACGCTTCTTGCAAACTGAACATCTTGCTCTGTTACAGTTGCTTTAGCATTAACATCTCTTTCTAATGCTAAGTATGCTTTAGGAACTTTTATTCCTGCGAATTTTTTATTCTGTAAATATTCAAGGTCTAAAAGACTTGATGGACTATAACCCTGAAGAACTTTTACGTCTGCTTTAGACTTCTCTTTTGTTCCAACGAAAATATCTTCTTCTTGTGCAAGAGGATTATAGTTCATATTCATTTGCCCGGAGATTGGGTCAATTGTTGGTCTTCTTTTTAGTTTTTGTTTTGTCTTATCAATATGCTGTTCGGCATCATCAGGACTCATTCCATCAGTGTCTATATAAAACACATATCTGAGAACTGCACGAGTTAAACGTGTCAATACAAGAGCATCTTCCATCATTGACAGTTGTTTAAAGGTTTTTCTTATAGGATAAAAAACACTTGACCCATATTTAGAACTTCTATTTCTTCTTAGTCTAAAATGAATAACCTGCCAGTTATTAAAAGTTGCTTCTATTTTGTCAGTAGTTTCAACTTTTTGTAAGTATGCAGGAGTCATTAATCTACCATATTTATCTTCTAATCTCCAAATATATTTACCATCAAGATTTTTTAATCTTACTACTTCAGGAGTATCATCAAATACTATTTCTTCAAAATCTTCACCATATTTTGCAATTGTCCGAGCAATTGACCAGAGTTCTAAGTCTAAATTAAGTTGCTTTTTCATACTATTAAAAAGGTCTTTTATCTTACCATCTTTTGTAATAATAGTAGCAACTGTATCAGAGTCAGAGTCCCCCTGAGTAGCATTATCAGCATAAACATCTAAAGCAGATGCTAAAATAGGGTCTTCACAGTCCATTAAGTCGTATTCTTCATAGACTTTTTTACGAAAAACCTCAATTTTAAGTTCTTTAGCATACCAATCATAAGTATTTTGTCCTCCTGTGCTCATTAAGGAATGAACAGTTGGGAGTTTTTGTTCATCTTGTGTGGACTTTCCTTTTTTATTTTGTGCAAATGCTAAACGAACTTCTTCCTCAGATGTGTTAACTTGTGGTTGAAAAACGTTCTTATTACTGAATAAGGAGGTTATTTTTTCTATAATGTTTTCTTGTAGATATTTTCGCATTTGAGTAATCATGTGCTAATACTAACATACATTTTTTAGATTGTAAATACTACACTAATAAAAAACGAAAAAAAGTGAAAAAAAGTTTATTTTAGAGGTAAAATCTATCAGGATTATGATAATAATTAGGAGAATTTGAGAAGGGATACATTTCTAACATCTTATCAAGATTGAATAACTCATTTTCTTTAGGATATTTATTTTGTAAAGGTTGAATTTTTTCAACTAATCCATAACTCGGAGGAGTATGAATACATGGTTTTTGAGAAGAACAATGGAAACAAACACCTGCTACCGCATCAGCTAAATCCTTACTTCCAGTAGGGGGATGGTCAACTTTATTTCTGCGTTCATCAAATTCTAAACATTTTAGTTCTTTAAAAAGAATTTCACTATAATAAAATTCAATTCTATCTTCTTGTGCTGCATTTTTAAAACAATCATAGGCATCAGTATTTCTATCTACAGAAAGAAGTCCAGTGTTTATTCCTTTTCTTTGCAAAATTTGTCGGGAGTCAGCAGATTGAAATTGGTCAAAAGACACATATTGAAAATAAAAACCTTTTAATTGTAACTCATAAATAATACTTCTTATATCTGCAATTTCTATTTCACTTCTTCTTTTTGCTTTTACCTGAAGCATTAAATCTATAGTAATATAAGGGGCATCTTCAATACTATAAATACCATCGGAGTTTTTCTTTTTTACTTTCACATATTCTTTTACATGTCCTACGGCAAATCCACAGCAATCTTTCTTTAATGATAAATCTATATGGCAGAAATGTGGATTTTTGTTCTGACATTTGAACCCTTCAGTAAAGAATAAGGGGTCTCCAGACATAAAAGTCGTTACAGAGATTGGGTGTTTTAAGTGTTCTCCACGTTTAGCAGCTTCTAACATCTTAGCAAAATTAGTAATGTAAGGTCTAATAGACTGAGTAGAATACCCTGCTATATCCCTAATAGAACCATGTAGGTCATTTTCAAAATCTAATTTATGCTCAATTGGAACGGAAACAACTTTAACTCCTTTGGAAACAAGGTGTTGTATTCTATCAGAAAAATTTTCTTCTTCCTTATATAGTATTTCAGGGGGAATATCTGAATTATTTCCTAATGATAAATAGAATTTTTCTCCTAAATAGAAGCTTTTAGGTTTTGTTGACCACTGAGAATAGCGTCTATAAAATATTCGGGGGTCAGTTCTTGCTCGTCTTTCTAATTCATGTGTAAAATCATCATTATATTTAGCGGAAGAAAGAGTAAGTAAGATACCGGGAAGTTTTCCCCTTTCCATAAAACGAGACTCCATACGTCTGATAAAAGCGTCATGCAATTCTTTAGCTTGGTTATAAGAACCTCCACGAGCTTTAGCGGAACTAATAAGAACTTCCATAAAATTAGCTTCATCAATAATTCCTCCAAAAACATTAAGGGAAATAGGGTCAGTGGTTGGAAAAATTTCAATATTTTTTGGGAAACGTATTTCAATTTTTGTTCTTTTTTGCATTGGAAATTTTGTTCTAAAATAAGGACTTTTACTAAATAAGTTTGCCATTCCATCAAATACCGTTTTTATAGCTTTGTCCATTGTAACAGATACATTAGCAAAAACAATTTTACTCCCATCAGCAAGACCGTATGCTTTTTGTGGATTTTTTAAACAAGAACATTCATAAACCATTCTTGCCATAGCAATTTCACTGAATGTTGAATTATGAGTTATAATATTATTAGCAATAAAATTACTTGTTTCTGGAACATTTAAATCGTAAGTTTCTTCTTGCCCTAAGTATTCTGTGGATTTTACTCTATCCCAAAAAATATCAGAATTTACTAAGTTTTTATATTTTTGAGGACAATTAGGAAATAAGTTTACTACATATTTTAATTTTTTTCTGGAAATATATTGACCATTAGGGCATCTAAAGGTATTCCAAAGTTTTTTACTTATTCCCCCAACTTCTTTTCTTAATTCTACTAATTCTCTATATCCTATAGGAGTAATATCTACATTAGGGTTATTTTTTCCCTTTTGTTTAAAAGGTTTTTTTATTAATCTACACCATTTTCTGTAATCCCTCCCGGATAATTGTAATCTATAATAAGTATTGTCCGGGTAAGGAGAAACTTTTTTTTCATAAAGTCTTGCGTGTATTCCTAAACGTAGAAATAAAGTAACTACCCCATAAGCTAAATCTTTAGATGCTGACATATATTCACAGGTGTTATTTTTATTATAACTACCATCACAACGAAATAACCTATCTAAAAAGATAATAAGTGAATTTATTGGTAGAGTAAAAATTTCAGGGGGTATTACTTTTTCTTTAGATAATTTACCAGAAAGACCATATTGTTCTAATATAGTTCTAGCACGTATGTTGCAACTAATAGATGTAACAGAGTATTTACCTTCTTTATTATACCGAACATATTCAGAAAAAGTTGTATGAAATAAAGATTTTGTTATATCTCTAAATTCTTGTAATGTAAATGGGTCGTTATCTGTAAAATTCATGTGCTTTCTACAACAACCATCTGCTATCATATAAGCAAGGAATTTTACTTCGTTTATATCTATATCCTTAGTGACAGGGATTTTTAATTTTCTTGGCGTAGCAATAAACATTCCTTCTTTTAAATCCCCTGCATATACGTAACCTTTATCTGTTAATATAGGGTGATTATATGTGCAATCTATAAACTTTCCACTTGTTAATTTTACTCGGCAAATGTCTTTTACCCCGTTATTTAAAATATGTTTAATTTCCACAGGTTTTATTTTTAGTTCAGGTGTTACTCCAAATGCTTGAAATTGAATTTTCTTACTTATTGACATATCATACAACTCCTTTATTGTTTTAAATGATATATCAATATTACCATACTCAATACCCCTTGTCAAGACAAACATAGATGTAGAACCACAAAAGCACTTTCCATATCCAATTCCTCCTGTTAAAACTGCTTCATGATAGTTATTTTGAGGATTAAAAAGCTCACATAAATCTTCTTCAATAATTGTATAAACTTGCCCTTTTAAATTTAAATAATAAGGGTCGTTTATAAAGGTGTGCATATCTACAGGGTATTCCGAGTAGGTTGTTTGTGCTAAATGTTTGAGAGCAATTAATTGAGAGTCCTGATTATCAAAACTTGTAAGATATTTTAAGAGTAAATCATCAAGTTCTGTATTCTCAGATTGGAATTCTTGTTTTGTTTTATTAACTGGAATTTCTAAAACTGAATTATTCTCCTCCACGAGGTTTCTCCTTCAGGGTAATTACCCCATCGGGAGTTTCTATAATATCTACATCAGGAGTAGATGTTATAATTGTCCCTGAAGAAGCTAAATTCTCTGATAATTGTTTTGGTTTTGAAGTAGCAGAATTTATAGTTTCATAAGCTTTTATTCCGAGTTTTATTTTTTCTCTATCAGCAAGAACTCCGAGAGTTTGAAGAGCTAATTCTTCAAATCTTCCGTCATTATCAAATGCAATACCTAAACCTGAACCATCTTCCGCAGTTATTACAGGTTTAAATAATCCATAGCGTTCTAATAGAGTAATGGCATAACTCATACCTTTCATAGCTTCAACAGTATTAGTAATTTGTGCATCAGCAATTAAGTATTTTACAGATTTATAAAATAAACTTTTTGCTGCTAAAAGTAAGTCTTTTATTTTTGGTAAATTTGCTTCTATATCTTGATGGGTAAGAGTGATTTTCTGGTCAACTGCTAAAGATGCAAGTTCTTGTATTTTTTGTGTCCACCTTTCTTCTTTTTGCCAAGCATAAATTGTAGGGGTAGATACACCAACTTTTTTTGCGATTTCTGAAGCATTATTTCCTGCCATAAATAAATCAAATGCTAAAGATTTTTGCTGAATTTTTTCTTGCTCTTTAAGTGTTACCTGATAATCTTTTAGTGCCATATAATAAATACCTCAAAGTAAGGATAACAAAAAGAGAGTCTTTTGTCAAGACTCTCTCTTTTATTTTAGGGTTTAATTATGCTTGATTAATTAAAGCTAATTGCTTTTTGTAATCATCATATTTAGTTTGTTCTTTTGGTGTTAATATTTTATTAGCTTTCTTAGTATCTAATTTTGCAATACGGTCAGTTAACTCTTTAGCAGAAATTTTATAATTACCCTTCAAAGCTTGTCTTTCAGATGGGGCAGTTGATGTTGCGGGATTTTTTACTAAAGTGCTTTTACCTTTACCTTTACCTTTACCTTTACCTTTACCTCCACTGTTAGTTGTTGGGGTATTTGCTTTTGCTCCTTTATTTGCAGTTAAAAGTGGGGGTGCTTTTGTAAATCCAGATTGCACAGTTAAAGGACTTTTACTGTTACTTGCTTTGTTCGTAAGATTTTTTAATTGTCGAGTTTGTGTTTCTATACTATTATTTAAAATACGAATTCTTTCATTTTTTATACCTTTTTTAATGGTATCATCCTTTGTTAGAGCATCTCTTTTTGTTATTAAGTCTTTTAGACTTTTATCTTTTTCTTGAATTTTTTTAATTAAACTTTCTCGACTTTTTGGAGTTGTAGGTGTTAATTGTTTACCTAATGGTGCATTACGGACAGTTCTTGTTGCCGGGAGTTTAGTAGATAATTTTTCATTTTTACCCAAACTTACTTTACTACCTTTTTCAATAGTTCTGTAAGTTCCATCTTTTGATATGGCATATAAAATACGAGTAGCTTTATTATCAACCACAATATCCTTAAATGTTTTAGTCATTACAGGATTACCCTTTTTATCAAAAACTAATGCCCCACCTTGTTTTTTGGGTTCTTGTATATATGCTTGAGCATGTTTAACATCTGTCCCTCCTGCGGTTGTTGTTGCCTGTTTAATTGTGGTGTTATCTTTTTTGCCTTTTATTGGTCGGTCTTTACGTTCTCCTTTACCTATAACAACACCTGCTGCATTTTTTATTGAATAACCCATAGTATATATTCTCCTCTCAGTTTATGTTAATTTTACACTATCAAGTTTTATTAAAAAAGTCAATGAAAATTTTTACTAAAAATTAAAAAAGTCTCTAACAAAACTTGAAAATTTTAAGATAAAACTAAAAATCTTATATCTCTTACTAACATTTTGTCCTTCATAATACATTCTTCAAAAGAAACTTCGTAATTAGCAAGTTCTAATAGCTTTATTATTATGTCGGTAGTGAAATTATTCTGTTGTTTTAAAGAATAAAACCTTTGTTTAGAAATACCAAGAGCTTTTTTAATCATTTTTGGTGTTATATTATTCTCTTTATAATATTTAAACAAAGGTTTTAGTGTAATCATTACTCTTTCCTCGATGCTCCACCTAAATAATCTGCACATACGTATTCTATACAAACTGATACTGGAAGCATGTCATTCTGGTTTTCTTCTTTTACTCTTCCTACTGCTTGAAGAACAACATTATATTGTTCTGCTGTAAAATCTATTTTAAACTTCCGTTCTTTGATTTCTTCCTCTTCATCAGGCATATTTTCTAATTCGGATTTCACTTCTTCCATAGTAAAATCTAAAATTTCAAGATAACTATTTAATTCTTCTTCCGAAAAAGGCATAGTGTCCTGTAAATCCCCTAAGTTATAAGACTTTGCAAGTTCCTGTAATAAGTCTGATAACTTCTCAGTGTCAGAGTCAAATCTTGTTTCATTAAGTTCTATTGCCATTCTTTTTGCTTCAACATCTTCAACTTTTCCAAGATTAATACATAAAACTTCTTTAAGTTCAAGGTCATTAAAGACATCTAAACGATGATTTCCATTAACTACCTCATACCCATCACCTAATTCCCGAACTAAAATAGTTTCAAGCTGTCCATTTCTCTTCATATTATTACGAAGTTTTTCCCGGAGAAAATCACTGTTCTCCTTATAGTTCCATGAACATTTAAACAATTTTTCTACAGGTAAAGTTTCAATTTTAATACCCATTTTATCAAATCCTTTCTAATAATTCTTTCATATCTTCAGTTTCTTGCCCTCTTCTTTTTAAAACTGACATATTAAACGCATCTTCTACAAAAGGTCGAGGGTCATAAGCAAACCAACTCTCACAATCTATTCCATTGAGCTTTAGTGCTGCGTATTTTCTAACACAACTTCTACATTTTCCACATTCTTTTTCTAAAACAGAATAACAACTCCGAGAAAGGGAAAGATTATGGGGATTTTCCCCTGTTTCAAGATAAAGTTTAATAAGTTCTCGTTTAGTAAAATCCTTATAAGGGATAGATGCAAAAAATTCTCTATTAACTAAATGTCTAGGTGCTTTACTTTTGTTTTCAAACAAATATTCTAAAAGATTATTAGTAAGAGAAATAAATTTTAAGGTTTTATCCGCAGTTGTATCTCCAGCAGTTGCCCCTAAAGTAACTTCATCACCATAATAAGCACCTATCATAATAAAGAATAAATTTCTCATAGGAATAATTTCATTATCAAGTTTTTCATCAGCAAGTCTTAATCTTCTATCAATAAGTAAAGGCATTTTCATAGGTAAACTTGAAATACAGTTTAATTCTTTATTATTTTCGGGAAGTCCTATATGACAGAAGAGAGCTATATCAAATTGTTGTAATCTACTGATAATAAAACTATCAAGTCCTCCGCTAAACAGTAATACTTTCATAATATACTCCTTAAAAAAGCTAAAACATCATTAGAAAAGTCATAATACATAGGACTCTCTAATGTTATTTGATGATTAATATATTTAGTAAGTTCTAATTCAAAAGGACAATCTTCCGCTATAAAATCTTCATACATATTCATCATAGTATTCATTATTGAATACATTGTTAGTCCTTCTAATCTTTCAGGTCTATCTTTATATGAGTAAGAATAATCATATCCGAAGTAATTTGTCATAATTCTAAAAGTATCAAACTCTTTTAGGCAATTTATGACAGAATAGACCTGACCATCTATATCTTTATCAGAATTTAATTCATTGAAACATAAGTCAGTCTGGTCAACACTACTTACCATCATACTATGATAAATTGTCCGATATTCTCCACCAGTCCAGAGAATTGAACCGGGAAATTTCTCTAATACCATCAGGTAATAAGCATAAAGAAGAGGAATGTTTTTACTATGATGTGTTGGGGAAGAATACTCTTCACATAGTTTACTTTTTAATCTTATATCTGCTTTTATTTTTTTAAAAGATTTTCCTTTCTCCTTTATGAACAAAGTTTTATAAGGAATTTCGTGAAAATCTAATATCTGACAGGTAAGCAAAGAGTCTTTTCCTCCGGTGAATAAAACTATATTCTCTTTATTTTTAAAGTTTTTAAGTTTCATTTCTATAGGAGGGGGAAGAGTAAAAAAAGACAAATTACATTTTGCTACTGATGCAAAAGTCTGTAAAGATACCTGATGAAGTTTTTCAAACTCAGTCTGCCCTTCAAGATTTCCTCCAGTGCTTAACACCTTTACCCTCTGAAGTCTTTTCTTTATCTGCAAGTTTCTTCTCCCCCTTTAGTTTATTTATTAATTCTTTACAAGCTTCAACTATACATTGCACTTCAGTTAAGTATTCACCAAATTTTCTTGTAGAATTCATATCATTAGTTAACTGAGTAACCCAATAATAATCATCTGCTCTAAAATTCATTGTGAATTCTATTAAATCTTCTTCTCCTTCCTCTTCTGCTAAAGCTTCTTCCTCTTCTATAACCTTTTTTGCTGCATTTATGTCATAATCGAGATAACTAATAAAAGCTTCAAGCTCATGTTCGTCATAAGGCATTGTGTTAAGTAGGTCTTCCCGACCAAATTCATTACTAATATCTTGCAGAAGTTCTGAAAGTTTCATTGTATCAGAGGCAAACCGAGTTTCATTTAATTCTATAGCAATTCTTTTTGCAAGATTATCAGAAATTTCTCCTAAATTATAGCAATAAGCTTCAGGAAATTCTAATTCTAAAAGAGCAGTTAGTCTGTGATTTCCATTAACTACTTCGTAGGAATTTTCAAAATCATTAGTAGAAGAGATTTCTCTTACTACTAAATTTTCTATTTGCCCATTCTTAACTAAATTATTCTTTAGTTTTTCGTTGAGCACATCGTCATTTTCTTTATAATTCCACCCTGCGTGAACTAAGTTCACTAATGGAATACTCATAAATTTACCGGGCAATTGCTTTAGTCTGTCCACGTTATCCCTCTCCTTTTCCAAAGTTTGGTATATTTAATACCAAGATTTCTAAAATAATTAGCTTCTTCTAATAGCTTTTGTTCGGAATTTGTTGTTCTCATATAAACATAAGAGAAATCATTTCCGTATTTTAACTTACTGAGTCCATGATTAAATCTTCTAGGTGCAACCCATGTGGAACTATCCACCGAGTAAAAAGGAAATTTCTCTAAAAAAGTTTCTGCTGTAATACCTAAACCATGTAATTTTATTTTATGGTCAGTCGCAGCAAAACAATAAGAAAGAAATTTGCAATATAAGTCAGGGTGAACTCCCATTCCTGCAAGTCCTCCTAAAAAGATGTAATCTGAACCTTCAGAAACAAATGTTTTTAGTAGATGTTTATTATGTGTAGTAACATAATCAGAAAAATGGTAAACAGGTAAGATTTTAGTTTTCGGACACTTATTCCTGAGATATTCAAAGTTCTTTAGTGTATCTTCTACATTAACTACGTCTAAATTTACAGCAAATGGAAATTCATATGTATTAAGGTAACTTGCATAATCTTTAATATTGATAGTTCTTCCGGTTTTTCTTGCAGAATATCCACCAGAGTCAACTAAAATCATTTCAAATCCTTCATAGGGAAATTTTTCAAAAAATCTAACAACATTATCCTTAGTGACATAGAAGAAACTAAGTAATATATTTGGATATTTCCATAGATTAAATCTTTTAACCTCTGTTTCCGCACTTGATAAAAAGACCCTCATTATAAGTCCTCCCAATTTTTGTTTCTATCGTCTATATAACAGTCTGCTCTCATTTTTTCCATAACTAAAGCGTGATGCTTTATTCCTCTTCGCAAAAGTTCTGCTCTTGTCTGAGGAAATATCTGATAAGACCGAGCAGTATAAATTACTATAAAGTTATTAGGGTCTTCAAATAATGTATTAAGTTTTGCAATTTCCTCAGATGTATTTAGTGTTCCGTCATAATCTACTGCTATAATTTTCATACCAATAATTTTCATACTTTCTTTAAAATTAATATATACTGATGGTGAATATTTTCTACATAAGCAAAGGGATAACCGTAAGGATATAGTTTTTTACTATTCTGTGCTAAAACTTTAATACCTTGTAATTTAAAAATATTAGATAAAGAAGAAACTAAATCTGAGTGAAAAGGTATAAAATTACTTTGATGTCTAAAATCACTTACAACTATTGCTATGTATTTATTTAATTTAAGAACTCTATTACACATAAAAAATATTTTAACTAACTCATCTAGAAATTCTTTATATGAAGGTAAATTACCAATATCTAAAACATTATCACTATATTTTGTAGCTAAATTATTAGCTAATCTCTCTTGTTTTACCTTATGGTCTGCCTTTTTTGATAAAATATTCCAATATGGAGGACTGGTAACAATAAAATCAAAATGATTATCAGGAAAGGTTTGTAAAATTTCACGACAATCTCCTAATAAAATATCTTGGGTTTGTAAACTTTCTTCATTAACTTCAATTTTTAATCTTTCTAATCCTAAATTTCTCCATTTTTCTGATAATTCAATACCTATACCTTTTCTTTCTAACAGGGCACACGCTTTTAAAGTAGATGCTACTCCAACAAAAGGGTCTAAAACAAGTTGGTCAGGTTTAGTGAAAAAATTTATTAATCTACTAATATCTTGAAATGAAAAGGGAGCAGGGTGTTGTTTTTCTATCTGTGCATGAGGGTGAGAACTCCCTAAACCTTTTTGATACCATATGCTTTTTGTTTCCTGTATCCATTCTTTTCCCTCTAAACAATTTAATTTATTTCTTTTGTCCATTAAACGCTTCTAAGAGCAATCAAACTAAGAAATTCCTGTCGAGTTTGATAACTATTTCTCAGGACTCCTTTCATACTTGATGTAATCATTACACTATTTTGTTTTTGAACTCCTCTTGCTTTCATACATAGATGCTGACATTCTAATACCACACCTACACCAAGAGGATTAAGTTTTTGTTCTAAATAATCTGATACCTGTTGAGTAATTCTTTCCTGATTTTGCAATCTCCGGGAGTAAAGGTCTAATACTCTTGCAAGTTTAGATATACCAATAATTTCCTCACTGGGAATATATCCAATATGAGCTTTTCCGAAGAAAGGTAACATATGATGTTCGCAGGAAGAGTATAGTTCAATATCTCTAAGGATTATTAACTGGTCGTAACCTTCAGAGGAGAATGTGCTAATTTTTATTTCATTATCATATCCACTAAATAATTCATCATAAGATTTTGCAACTCTTAGAGGAGTATCTTTTAATCCTTCCCTTCGGGGGTATTCTAAAGCATTAAGAATTCTATGAATATTATTTTTTATTATACCAGTTATATTTTTCATCAGGGTAAATCCTTCAAATTTTTATATTCTATTTTCTTTTTTGCAATCCATTGACTTTCATTGTCATTAAACAAATAAATTTGTAATCTCGGAGAGAAGTTCAGTCCATTTTCTAAACACTTTTCTAAAACAAATAAAGATTTTTTGCGGAGAGAATGTCTTCTATTATGTAGAGGTTGTAAATATACTAATCCTTTAGGAATAGATAATCTATTAATAAGAGATAAGACTATAGATACATCTTCATCGTCTTTTACAACAAATTTAAAAATCGGATGAAGAAGATTAGAATATACTAAACAATTTTTTATATTCTCTTCTACTTCAGGAGTAATGTTATCTAACTTAGGAGAAACATTTAAATAAATTTCGGAACTAAATTCTCTTCCTCTAATATGATTTCGCATCATTCTACCTCTACAAAATTCTAAGAAATAATGTTTTTCAATATTAATAGTTCCATTAGTTTCAATCTCTATAGAGCAATCTTCAAATACATTTTGCTGATATGAGGAGAACCCACTAAACATAGATACAAGTTCTTCCATCTGAAGTAGTGGTTCACCACCAGTAATTAAAATTTTGCGAAGAGAAATAAGAAGGGGAATATCTATAAGAGAAAGTAATCTACTACGGGAAGAAGTATTCCATGTATAAGAACTATCACACCATGCACAACGAAGGTTACAACCCTCCAACCGAACAAGGCAACAAATCTGACCTATCCGTTGTCCTTCCCCCTGTATCGTTATAAAGGGTTCTTCCGCAATCATCGGGAACTTAATTTTATTCACTCCATCTACCTCCGATTAATTATATTAATTTGAAAATGCAAAATTCTTAGGCGGAAAATTTGAAAAATTATTTAAAACCCAAAAAATTTTATAATTTAGCCAGAATACCAAAAACCTCTTCGGCGATAGCACACACCACGCACACCCATAACCTTTTTTTTGAAAAAGTTTTTTTGGATTTTTTTTGCATTGCACAATGAACTAACCCTTATTATATCACATTCTTTTATCTTTAGTCAACAATTTCATTGACTAATTTAATATTATTTAAATAAATTTGCCGGTAAAACCTTATGAATAATCACTTTGTTGCAGTTAACTATTATATTGCATATGCTAAATGAATAGTATATATGAATAGGATAGTAATTATCATATAGACAATATTTATTCGTAAAAGAGAATAGGATAAATAGATAACATAGGATATTAATAATAGAATTGTTGAATAGATATAAAACATATGATATATAGTAAGTATAATAAATATAGTAATTCTATATTTACTATCCTATTATTTATAATAAAAATTTGCGAAATAAAATAAAAGGATTATAGGATAGAAGGATAGAGAATACTATACACTATAACCTTCTGTAATGCTTTACAATGAAAAAGAATAGGATAATTGAAGGATAGTATAATTAAACTTTAATTCACTATAAACCTTGTCTAATAACGTTATAAAGGATTATATAGTAAGGATTTCCTTATCCTTTGACTAGTCAATTTAGTTATGATATAAAAAATGGTATGGTTATTAGGTTTTTTAAACCTTATGCTAGAATGTGCCTTAGAATTCGTTTTTAGACTATATAAAATCCAATGTCAATTATTATCTAAAAAAAATTCTAGGACATCCTAGATGTGTTTTATTAGGTTTTAAGTATGGTTTTTTTGAATAGTCAAGAAGAATATCAGAATAGGATAATAGAATAGGATATAGTATTTACTATATAGACTATATTTATAATGTTTATAGTATATATAATAAATATAGTGTAAAAATACTGATTAGTATATATGAATTTAAGAGAAGTTTATAAAGAGTAAAAAAAATTCCTTAAATTTTTGTATGACACTGGGTTTTTTAACCATTCATCACATTTACAATAAATTTTTGTTTTGTATTAATGAATATATTAGAAGGTTATTATACAGGATTTTGCTTAGTATTTATAAATCCTTAAATTTTTTTTCCGATTTTTTAAGGATTTTTTCCGTTATATTTTTTTGGATACAACGAAGAGAATATTCATTTTATTGGATTTTTACACTTTTTATGAAGTAAAAATCCGATTTTTTAATAACCTTGTTTTCATAGAACATGAGGAGAATATGAGGAAAAAGAAAAAGAAAATCCTGATAT